AAGTCAGTACGGGCGATCGTTCACAGTCAGTACGGGCGATCGTTCACAGTACGGGCTCACATTCCTGGACTCGGATTCCCACGGGTTTCCAGTACGGGCGCGGTTTCCGATTTTTCAAACAGCCTCACCGATTCATAAAGCTAGTACGGGCAATCGTTTACAGTGTCGGCCCGTTATCGACTTGACGCCTTGTTCACGTTTCGTTATCGTTATTACTGTAACCAGTTGTTTTGTAGTGTCAACCCTGGACGGGAGGCGAGCGAGTGAGACTCTTCATACTGACAGAGAGTGCGGCGGTGGTGGACCTGGGGCGCGTTGAGGTTCTGTTCTTCAACCGTGCCCCGGTCGCCGTGAAGGACTGCTGCAACAAGAAGGGGCGCAAGATTCCCTCCGCTGCTGATCCCGTGGTGAGCGAGCTAATCACCAACTTCTTCCTTTTTGAGAATTTTGAGATCCAGGACTGCGAGCGCAGCGACCTGGAGGAATTTATCGTCCTGGCTTATACATCCCCCTACCCCATTGGGAGGACCCCCAGGACCCATAGCCCCCAAGGGGCAGAAAGCGAGTAGCGGAAATGAGAAACCCACTGTGTCTGCACTGCGGCGCGAACCGTGTTCCCGTTGAGGAGGTCTACGCCGTAGAAACCCCAGCCCCCACCGACACCCATTACCCGATCCCCCACGGTGCCCTGATTGATGCCGTGGTGGGCAACCTGGAAGGCATCGGCCTTCAGGTCCACGACCAGAGCTATGGGCTCTGGGGCGACGAAGGGGAAATGATGTTCGGCGTCATTTCCCTGAGCAATGGCACCTCCGGGATGGTCCTGCCTGACTATGAGGTCATCCTGGGGATCCGCAACGCTCACAACAAGCGGTTCAGTGCTGGGCTCGCTTGCGGTAGCCGCGTGTTTGTCTGCGACAACATGGCCTTCAGCGGAGACATTGTGGTCTTCCGCAAGCACACTCGTTGGATCATGCGGGACCTGGACCGGCTTCTGTTTGAGGGCCTGGGTCGGCTGCATGAGGCCAAGGTATCCCAGGACAGGCGGATCGCTGCCTACAAGATGACCGACGTTACCGACGTGATGGCCCACGACATTCTGATTCGGTCGGTGGACTATCAGGTTATGGCGAACGCCACCATCACCAAGGTTCTTCAGGCGTGGCGCGAGCCCGATCATGCCGACTTCCTCCCCCGCAACCTTTGGTCCCTGCTGAACGCCTATACCGAGGTCTTCAAGGGATCGAACCAACTGGACCTGACGAAGCGCACCACCCGGCTGCACGGCCTCCTGGATCTGGTGGTGGAGGCCACTGAGCGCCGGATGGTGGTGGACGACCTGATGGCGGGGCGTGCCGTGCTACCCCCTGCCCCCATCAACCACGGTGCCGGTGCCCTGGCGGGCATCGACGTTGAGCCCGTGAGGGTGGAAAGGGTGGCCGTCTAATGATGGCGCAATGGCAGGCAGCGGACGGCTGCACCCAGCTTTGGCTCACCGAGAACGACACCCTGGCCTGGGCTTCCAGGCCGGGGGCGTCCTGGCCGTGCTCCACCCTGGCGGGGCGGCGGCTCTGGGCCAAGTGGGATGCGAAGGGGGATCTGGTGGACGTTGAGGCGTCGGACATTCTGCGGGGGATTGATGGCGTGGAGTTTACCGCCATTACCTCCGATTTCCTCCGGGAGAAGTACGGCCCGGATCATCCTGCAATCCGGGGGTCCTAATGACGGTCAACGAACGGTTGGTATTGTGTGCGGTGCGGCTCCGGGACTACGCCGACGACACCGCCGAGTTTGGTGAAGCGGAAGACGCTGCGGAGCTTCGGTACGTGGCGAACATCTTTGAGGGTATGACCGGACTCCTGGAGGCCGCAGAAACCCTCCTAGAATACCGCACGCCGGTCCCGGACTGCGGATCCGACTACGTGGTCAGGTCGCACGTCAAAGCCCTTCAGGAGGCTTGTGAGCGCGTCCATGGGGCCATGGCGGGTGGGGAAGGGGGAGAATAGATGAAAGTCTGGGGACTCACGGCGGCAGAGATCCAGCACGCCGCCGCCAGTGCGGGCGTGAGGCTTTCCGATGAGCCCGTGAAGGATGGACGGGCGTTCCGGTTCACGCTCAGGACCCACGGCCCCACCACCACCGGCTTGCCGGTCAAGTGGGGTCGCCGGTCCCGGCATCAGAAGAACAAAGACGGTCAGTACAGGCGGGTGCCTGGGGCCGTATGTTGGCACGGGCATCGGGCGTTCATGCGGGCCTGCTACCGGATCAACGGTCGGGCTCGCATCAAAACGTCCATGGCAGACTACCGGGGGCAGACTGATTTCGAGCGGTCCCACCGGGACACGTTCGGTTCGTATAGCCACTGGGGGTCGCAGCCCTACGGCCAGTCTTGCGACTGCCAGGAACGGTAGGGGGCCCGTGAAGCTCATGGTGATCCTGGCAATTCTCTACATCATTCTGGGAGAACACGACTAGATGAAATATGACGACGCGGTTTGCGATGGCGGCGGGGGAGTGCGGCTGCACGTCTTCTGCCTGGACGTGCGGGGGAAGTTTGAAGAAGGGGAGCGGTGGAGGGCCACGATCGCCCTAGTACGGGAGATCCGTGACAGGATTGTGGACACCAAGGATCTGGTGCGGGTCCACGTCATCACGGATGAGCCTGGACCCAGGGACCTCCTCCTGGGGCGGATCCTCCTGGTGGGGGTGTTGTCCCATGTCCCCACCGTGAGGCTCTATGCCTACATCCAGGGGCTCCCCACTCTCTCCGACAAGGAGGTGGCGAGCGCGGCCCTGGCAGCGCAATTCCTCCAGGAACGGGGCGTAGAGGTTTGCATGGCACCCGACTGGAAGGAGGCGTAGCCATGGCGATCGAAGTCAGCACCGACCGCTACAAGAGCGCCCACAAGACAGAGCCGAGGGGTGAGGGCTTCTGGGAAATTCTTGCCGACGATCCGGCGAAAGGGAGCTATCTTTATTCGTCGGATGGGACCTTCCCCGAGGCCAGGGAGCGGGCGTTGGCACGGTTCAGGCAATACTTCGGGGTGAGGGCCAACATCAGAGCGGAGCTAATGCCGTAATGACCGCGAGCGGAACCCCAGCCCCACCCCCCGAGGTGGGGGACACCCTGATCCTGAAACCCGACCCCAGGGAGGGCGGTACGGGCATGGGGACGCCCTGCACGGTTATCAAAGTGCAGGGCCACCGTGTCCTAGTAGAAGTGATTGTTTGGGGCTATGTGACCCGCAAGAGGTGGGTCAGAGCCAATGACCTTTTGGAAGCGGAGCCCGATTGATGGCAAACCTTGACGCACCATCCCTGATTCTCGGGTGGATTATTGGGGTCGTGACACCCTTCATCATCGCCTGGCTGATGCTGGGGTTGAATCGGATGGTACAGGAGGCAAACCGTGTACGAAACGATTCCGAAAAGCCAGGCGTTCCGGGTCAAGGACCACATTAGGATACGCCACCAAAACGCTCGCTGGATTCCGACGACCGAGGAGGAGGCGCGGAAGTTTGTCCGTGCCTGCGGTATTTCATGGAAGTGGGCAAAGATCATCCTGGACGGCGACGGGGTTGTAACCCTGACGTGGGGATACCTGAGAAAGCGACTGGTGAAATGAAAAAGAAGCTATTTGCGGCGAAGACCATCCTCACTTGGCTCTTTATCGTCACGGGCTACGGTTGGGCGGCGTTCGCCATGGTGAGCCACATTCGCCACCACGAGGAGCTAGAGCGGGAGTGGACGGTGCAGCGGCAGCTATTGGTTCGGCAGAACCGGCAGATAGATTCGCTCACGAATTTGCTGCATATCCAGGTGGTGGACATGGATAGCCTGCGGACGCTCTGCTACATCAAGACGCCCGCGAATACTATGGTCAACGGCGGGTAGGGAACAGACTCTTGCCTTTCACTATGAAACGGGGCCATCTTTGCTAACATTGGGGCACACTCAGCAACACCAGGGGCTATGAATCTCTCAGAAATCCAGCAGCAAATTGGCAGGAACGACCCGCTATCTTGGTTGTCCCACCTACTGATCTGCGCCCCGTTCACCTACCTTGGCACCCACGTCCACCCCCTGGCCGGAGTGTTCATTTCCGAGGCCCTGATGCTTGGGTTCGGGGTGCGCGAGGGATCCAACTGGAAGACGCACAAGGTCAAAGGACACCCCATGCGTCGCGCCGTCCGGGACGGCATAGGGGACATGGCTGGGCCGGTTCTCTGCCATGTTTATGCCGTCCTTGCCTTTCTCACCATCATCCCCACCCTCTAGGAGGAAACCACATGAAGCACCTTCGCTGGCTGGCAGTCTTCGCTGCGCTCGCTCTAGTACACGACCCCCTTCCGGGTCAGCAGGCCACCATCACCATCAACGGTACCGCATACGGAACCATCGCCGGGATCGGGCACAACTGTCCCATGCGTGAGCAGGGCGGGGGATACCGGATGGATGGCTACGTCGGGATGCAGGTGTCCTGTCCGATCTGGGCCATCGCTGCTGACAGTAGCTTCACGCCCTCTTCGATTTCCGTGACGGTAAGCGACGAGAGCCGCATTTCGGCGGTAGTGGTTCACTCAGTAATGGACACCCTTGGCGTCTATTCGCCCGACACGCTGAAGATCCAGGTACTACGGCAGGGCAACTGGCACCTGGACGTCACGGCCAACCCGATCCTCTTCATTATGGGGTACGGATTCAACCGTGCGCCCGACGCCGCTTGGCCCCAGTACGAATATCCGCCCATGATTAACGTTCTGGAGGACGAGGTCTTCGCCCTCTGCGCCTACCAGGGTGGCTACGGTACGGACGCTACTGCCAAGAGCATCAACGACCCCCCATGCCCGGACCTCGGGGGGACGCCCCTACCTGAGTTTGAGGTCAACTGGATCCTGCCCGATATTCTGGCACCGTGGAACCCAGCCGCCGTCCCAGCGACCAGGATGGCACTGCTCAACGACCACCCTGAGCTTCTGAATGTGGTGCTACCGAGGAAGGATTTCCACGCGGTTCAATTCGTGACCATGCAATAGGGGGATGGATGGTGAACATCAAGCAGGGGGATAAGGTGTTCCTGGGGGATAAGAAAACCCCCTTCCGGGCCGTCACGCTTGGGAAATTGAATGGCGAGGTTGCTATCGGGGTCTGCCGGGGGGCGGACTCCAAGCTCCTCAACGACTGGATCAAGGAGAAGGCCAGGGGCACGAAGGTCCCAGTAACCAAGGTCGTTCCCATCGCCAGGTGGATTCCTGTCGAGGACCTTGTGAGGGATACAGTACGGCGCGGCTGGCGCGAACGCTGGCAGCAGATTCCACTACCACTTTAGGAGAGCAAGATGCTTCTTCCTGGAGATATGAAGGTCACGCCGAAACAGTGTGAGGCGTGCGATGGCGCTGGATGCCCCGCCTGCAACAACCTGGGCGTCCGCTACGAATTGGAGCTTACCAAGAATTTCGTCAAGTTGATGTTGATGAACCTGAAGGTACAGGGCACCGCGACTTCCCGCCCTCCCGTCACGGTTCAGGACGGTGGGGCGGGGGGCCAGTCCTGATGCTCATCCACGTCGAAAAGAAGATCGCCTTTCCCCTCCACGCCACAGCAGCGTCGCGCTTCTGGGAGAACCTGCTGTTCAAGCGTGGGTTCAAGATGATCGGCTCCCGGCACGAGGGGCCGCGCAATCTCCACACCTACATCGAAAGCCCCCAGATGCGGGCCTGGTGGGACTCGGACCCCTCCCAGTGGTCCTTCGCCTATATGGTACGGCACCATGGGGACGCCATGCTGACCTGGTGGGCTCAGTACAAGCATCAGTTTCCCGAGGCCAATCAGGAAAAGGTCTGCCCCGTGTTCCTGGAGGAGTTTCCCAAGCATCAGACCAGACTGTTCCCGTGCAACCGGAGAATGTGGCGTTTCGTGTGGGACTGCCCGAACGCCGTCACCCTCCGGTACGAATTGCTCAGGATGGACACGGTGGAGTTTCTGAAGACCTTCGATCTGGAGCCCGCGTCCATGGGGGAGCTTCAGCGCGACCCGAAGCACATGACCGTAGGGAAGCCTGCGGGCACATGGAAGGAACACTATACCCCCGAGGCCCTAGACCTCCTGGCCTCACGCTACCGCCACGAAATGCTGGTGTTGGGATACAGGGTCTAGCTATGGAAAAGATCCGACGCCCACACACCAGTAAACGTGTCCTCCGCGCTATCGAACGGGCCCTACACCACGCCGACAAGTCATCCATGGACCGTGAGGCGAAACGAGACTTCCGCATGGCCCTCCGGTGGCTGGGGAGGGTCCGTGAGTACAAGCGCTTCAAGAACCACCAGCGGAAGCTCTGGCAGTGGAGGAGGGAGCGCGGCGAGTAATGGACATTCACTTCGACAAGCGCATCGTATTCCTGCACCACCAGTGCGTTGGGTCCACCGCCACCGTACCCCTACTCCGTGCGAGGGGCTTTGACCCCCTGGGGGGCCACCACGACAGCCCGTGGGTTCTCAGGCCCTACAAAAGCCATGATTACAGGCGTTGGTGGATTTCTAGGCCGGAGGACTTCTACTACGTCTTCACCGTGCGAAACCCTTTCGACGCCATCCTTTCCCATTGGTGGCAGTGGACCGAGGGCGGGGGCGACCGGGTTTCGGTGGAGTTCCTGAACGACTTCATGGTCAGGGGGATCAAATATTTCCCCAACCGGGGAAGGATGTTCAGGTTCTACTGGGAACGCCTCCCTGGGATGAAGAGAGTCCTCCGCTATGAGAACTTGGAGGATGACCTCGCGCTATTCTTCTTCTCCCAGGGGCTCATGCCGTTGCAGGAGGGGGAAATGCAGCGCAAAAACGTGACGCCGGGGAAGCCGACCGAACACAAGGCGTCCTATTTCACATCCGGTGCGATTGACTGGATCAATCGCTACCACGACGACGAGTTGAAGGCACTTGGATACAGCCTGGGGGACCTGTCCTAATGGGAAGCCGTAGACGAAAGATGCTGCGCCTGCAACAGCGCCTCCGGGAGGAGCGTGCGAAGGAACAGCAGCCGAAGAGGAAGCTGGCACCTGACTATAACCAACGCCTGAAGGCGCTGAAGGCCAAGGGCACGGCCACCAACGTCCACCCGAAGGATATGCCGAGGGATTCAAAGAACTACCAACGGTGGCGTGCCTCCGAGGACTACGAGAAATGGGCACGCATGGCCTGTACCTGTCCGACCGACTGTCGGATCTACACCGACGACCATGATGCGTCGGAGCCTCCCAGGGATTGTCCCGTGCATGGACCTGGCGGTACGGACCCGTGGAGGCGGGATTGACACACACCCCCTCTTTAGTTATCGTTATAACACGACCTTAACCAGGGGGGAAACTTATGGGGGGCTCACTCAAGGAGAAAATCTTCAGCGACACGAACATCGTGCGTCGCGCCATGTCCATTCTCAGCTACGCCGGTCTGGGGGCCGGTGAGATCCACAGGCTGGCCTGGGACTCGGTGCGTCCCACACCCCCGCAGTTGCCTGGGACAACCGACAGCAGGGGGTTGTCCTACGAACAGGCGAAGGCCCTGCTGGACTCAGTAGCCGTTGCCGGGAATCTGCGTGACCAGGTGTTGGTTGAAATGGGGCTGGTCTGTGGGCTCAGGCAGGTGGAGCTTCGTAGGATCCGGCTGGGTGACATTCACCCCCGCGATGGGCGGCTATTCATTTCCGTTCAAGGGAAGGGGGGAGGCAGGCGTGAAATCTATGTTCCACAGCCCCTCCAGGAACGAGTTGAGCGCCTTGCGGCTGGCGAGGGCTCCCACCTGAAGCGGACCAGTACGGTGGGCAAGCGCCACGTCAGTCGCCCCCTCTTCCAGTCTCCCACGGGCAGCGCTGTGTCCGAAAGGGGGGTGCGGTACCTGATTGACCGGCACCTCAAGGCCGTGGCTCCCGAGGCCAGCGCCCACGGGCTGCGTCACACCTGCGTCACCTGGCTCCTGAACACCGGGGCCACCCTGGAGCAGGCGATGGAGATTGTGGGGCACTCCGAGGCCAGCAGCCACGAAATCTACGCAGCGGTGGATGAGTCCTGGTTCGTGCGTACCTGGCAGGAAACGCACCCCATCGCTCAGTGGGGGAAGTCGGGCGTCGGGCACGTCTACGTCGCCGGGGAACCCTACACGAGGCGAATGTCCAGGAACACCGAGCGGGTGGTGCCGCTACCGATGGATCTAGTACGGGAGGTACTTCACAGCTTCAACGAGGGCGGGCTCCCTGGGAAGATCATGTCCCAGAAGATGCTGTCGTGGATCTACAAGGACCTGGAGTACAACCCCTCCGTGCTACGACAGATGGGGGCGATCCACATGGCAGAAAACGGAGCGCATCCGTTCACGATCTCGCTCATCCTGGGCGTGACTCCGGGCCACGTAATCGACAGCAAGTTTCATCGGCGCGGGAAGAAGGCAGAGGACGAAAGGGTCGGGGCAGTGGAGCGTGCGGTGGCCCGATTGTACCAGGACACCAGCGTTGACGCAAAGTTTAGGCTCGCCTAAATTGTAACTGTCGGCCTTCCCCCTGAGTCCCCACTAGCCGACCGGCCCTGACGTCACCCCCTAGCGTCAGGGCCACCCTTTTGTCAGGAGGCCGTACTCCAACCGTGATGGGCGCACCAGAGGGCATCGGCCATGTTGTCGGTGAGCTTCTTTCGGTTATCCCACGGGCCAAGCTGCGAAAACCCCGGCCCCCACCTGTCCCTCACGGCCCGCATGACTTCCTTCTTGTCGGCCTTCCCGCTGCCCGTGGCCCACTTCTTAAGTGTTCCTATGGGAAGTCCATAGTAAGGGATACCCCTTAACTCTAACTCAGAGAGCAGGATCCCCTTCTGTCCTTCGATGTAAGACATACCACGGGTGAACCGGACGGACTCATACACAGCCAGCGTGGGGTGGACGTCTTCCAGGAACCCCTGGAGCCACCTCCTATACGTATAGTAGATCATCCCGGCGCTGGCGTTAGTAAGGGCATCGTTTCCTGCCTCCTCCTCACCGAAGTCTATCTCCGGGATGGCGTCGCTGTCCGACTGGAGGATGGTGGCCCACCCCCAGCACTTCCCGAGGTCCTGACCAAAGATCCGAAGGTCCATTATCTCTCCATCGCCTCCTCGTAGAACTTCATGGTTTCTTTTCTGAAGGTGAAGTTGACCGTCGCCGTGGGGCCATTCCGGTTCTTCGCCACGTTCACCTCAGTTTTCCCGGCGATGTTCCTGCCTTCATGCACCTCACCGAAGTAGTATTCCGGACGGTAGAGGAACATCACACAGTCCGCGTCCTGTTCGATGGACCCCGAGTCCCGGAGGTCGGAAAGCATGGGCCTCCGGTCGGGGCGCTGCTCCGGGGCCCTGCTCAACTGGCTCAGGGCAATCACCGGCACGCCAAGCTCGCGGGCGAGGTCCTTCAGGTTGCGGGAGATATAGCTGATCTCCTCATTCCTGTTGACATGGCGCACGGAGCCGCCGTTCATCAACTGGAGGTAGTCAATCACCAGGACCTTGAAGGGCTCCCGGATCATCTGTCTCCTGGCCTTCGCCCGCATGGCGAGGATGGAGGCACCTGGCTGGTCGTCAATGACGATGGGGGATGTGTCAATCAAACGCTGCTGTCGGGAGATACTGAGGAGGTCGTCGGGGTTCAGGAACTTGGTGGCCCTGAAGTTTCGCATCGGAACCCCAGTACGGAGGGAGGTCACGCGAAGGGCCACGTCCTGCTTGGTCATTTCCAGCGAGAACATCAGGGTAGGTAGCTCCTTCGTCACGCCGATGTAGTCAATGAAGTTGATGGCGAGGGACGTCTTCCCCATCGAAGGTCGGGCGGCAAGGATGTAAAGCTCCCCGTCGTGGAACCCCCCAGTGGTGTGGTCTAGTAGAGGAAACCCGGATCGGATGCCGAAAGTCTCCTCGCCTGACGCCTTCCTCCTCCTGATTACGTCCATGGTGGCGTTGAGAATGTCCGATAGGCGTTCCGGCTGACCCGAGGCTACGTTGTGGGAAATGTCGAAGATCCCTCGCTCCGCTGCCTCCAGGATCTCCTCGGTGGTGCCTTCCCCGTGCGCCCCGAGTTTGGTCAAGGTGGCCTGACATACACCTGCCAGTTTCCTTCTGGCCGAGGCATCCCGCACGAGCTTACAGTGATGTTCGATGTGATCGGTGTGGGGGACGCCCTCCACCAATTCCCCGATGTAGTCCGCGCCCACGTCCTCCAGGGTGCCGCGAGCCCGAAGCTCCTCCATGATGCTGACCGGATCCACCGGATGGTTCTTTTCAAACAACCCCAGGACGGCCTCGAAAACCAGCCGGTTCTGTCTCCAGTTGAAATCGTGGGGACTGAGCCGTTCGATCGCCTCCCCCAGGGGCTCACTTCCATGAAGCACCGAGGCCAGGACTACGAACTCGGCCCGCTCCTCGTGCTGTGGTTGGTCAAACAATATCACCCTCCCATCCCTGGTATCGGTTGTAGTTGATGATGTAGATGAGCTTGCCCGTCTGGTTGGCGTCCTTGTGGTCGATTAGCTGGATGCGTTCTTCAAGCTCCAGATGTTTAAGAAACAAGCGAACCTTGTTCCTGCTCCAGCGCCACCGCCTCATCAGGTATGAGTCGGAGGCTACCAATTCTCCGCGCCGAAGCTCGACAGGGAAGCCAGCGACCATGCGCACCGTGGACTCGTGGGTTGCACTGGAAAGAAGGTCCAACCAAGCCTCTGCCTTGGATAGGCAGCGTCCTTCTTTCCACATTTCGCTGGCGAAGAACTTACGGCTTATTTTGATGAAGCCGAAGTCCTCCATTTATCCCCCCGAAGGTACAGCGTTCGTATCGGTACTTACTGCGTTTTCACGACCCGAAGGTACAGCGCAGACGCCGCCCATTTAGAACGGCTCGTTGGCCCGTGGTTCTAGCTCCTTGGCTTCCCAGATCACCTTCTTCAAATCGTTGGTAGCCTTCCGCAGGGTATAGTCACCCGCGCCGAACCTGGACCGCACGAAATCCTGAGTCTCCAGGGACACGCGGGAGAGATACTTGCGGAGGTACTTCGTCACCACCTCCAGGGCCTCCTCCTCATTCCTATCCTGGATCGTGCCTTGAATCCCGGCGAAGGTGGCCTCGGCCTCGTCCTCCCATGTGGTTGCCTGGACGACAGGTCCCTCGGACGTGTCGTCGTTTTCCCGTTCTGGCGACTTTTCTCCACTGCGAAAATCCCCGACAACCTGAAAATCGGCATCCAGGCCCACGCCAAGCTCTGCCTTCAGCCCATTGAGGGTGTCTTGCGTCTGCACCGAGGCGGTGATGCTTTCGTCCGGGAAGAACTCCTCCGAAATATCCTCAGCCTCCTCCAGGTCAATGCGGTCCTGGTCGGCAGCGACCTCCCCGGCGACGAGGCGAAGCTCGTTCCTGGTGAGGTCAAGCTGGCGGCGTGTCTCCACCATCCTCTTCGCCGCCTCCTCCAGGGACATGGCGAGCACCAGCCCCACCACATAGGAGGTGCTGACTCTCGTTTCGCCGCCCTGCTGGTACTGTTTCTCCGCTGGGTAGAGGACAAGCCGAATGGGTGCCTGGTAGCAGCTACCGAACCGCTCATAGATTTCCTGGAGCGCCGTCTGGATGTTGTTCACGGACTCCCAGGAGGTGGTGCGGAAGGTGTGGTACCCCAGGACGTGTGGGGAAGCCCAAAGCTGAACGTGGAGCCGACCGTAGGGCTTGCAGTCACACTCCTTGCCCTCCAGTTTCGCGCATCGTGTCCGCTCCCCGGTCCCCAGCAACACCCGCTCCTCGCCGTCACAGGTGGACACCTTCTGGGTGCGCCCCCTGTAGAGAGCCATTTCGGCGTGGAAGTTTTCCTCCGGTGTCTCGTACATCAGCACCCCAGCCAAGGAGGTCGGATGTGACCCGACGTCGGGGTGCCCGTGGATCGTTCGATCCAGTTCAAAGTTGCCGTCCTGACCACGGGCACGGCTGGTCACGACGAAGTGGTCATACTTCACCGGCTGTCGGAAGGTCTTGCCAGAGGAGGAGCCTTTCTCGGCACCCTTCCCCCCAATCTTGATCTTCCCAAGCTCTTGCGGACGACGCTTCAGCATCTTCCTGCTAATGAGTCCCATTAGAATCCCTCCATGGGGTTGGATGCGAACACCTCGACCTTCACTTTCTCGTTGGTCGCGGTGTTGTATTTCCATTCCTCGCCATCAGGGTCGAGGGCCTTCAGCGCGTCCACGTCCCCGTTCTTCTGGGCCAGCTTCAGCGCTGCACGAAACTTCTTCCAGTCGGTCCTGCGTTGACTGGTGGTACTCTTCCGCGTCACCTTGACGCCGTTCCCGGCGACGTGTTGCTCGCCCTCACCGAGGAGGTCAATCACGTCGGACTCGGCCTCCGCTCTATGCTGCTCCGCTTCCTCAGCTTCGTAGTGCTTGTAGATGAGGACGTCAGTGGCGTCCATCCATGCAGGGTCGGTACGGATCGTTGCTTCGCCGGGGATCGGGTCGGGCCACTTGGCGGGCGGCGGCATCGGACGCTCTGGCCTCACCTCCGCATCCACATACTGCTCCAGCCAGCCGAGGGCGGTGGGCAGGAGGTACCCGCAGAAGTCCCAGTCGGTCAGGACTGGGAAGGCGATCAGATCGTCATATTCGGCTGTGTAGAAGACGAAGAAGCCCCAATCCAGACCCGTCACCATGCCGTGGTTCTGCGCCTGGATGACGTGGGATACGGGGATCCCCTCTTCCTTGAATTGGTAGAAGCGAGCAATGCGCGGGACCTTGATCTCCAGCCACCCCGGCCCCTTCATCCCCTTCACCGCCGACCAGACTTCGGAGTCGAGGATCTGCTGCGGCCACTTCCCGTCTGTCGGGGGCAGCACGAGCCCGTCCGTGTCGGTGACGATCCTCGCCGTGTCCCGGTGCCGCACCATGGGTAGGGCCAGGGTGTCCAGGCCGGTGCGCTCCATGAAAGTCTGCCGCGCCACCTTTTCCTGCTTCACCCCCCGGCGAATATCGCTGTTATCAATCTCGGGCCAGTCCCCCAGCACGATGCGGTCCCAGATTTCCCACGACTCCCGGTAAGGGTCGCGGCCAACGACAGCGGGCATATCGGACGACCCCAGGGTCGGGAACCTCGCCGCCTTCCACGCCTCCCGGTTCACCATCGGGTTCACCGAGTCGCCGTTGGCGTCCTTCACGATCCGGCTGGTCAACTCCTTCACGGCAGGCCAGCCTGGTATGCTAATCGTCACTGGGGAGCCCCCAGTCTGTACCACCAGGGACGAGGAAGAATCGTGTCAGGGTATCAGCGATGCTTTCGAGGTCCTTGTTCAGCCTTCTGACTGCGTTCGGCCTCCTCCCGCTCACGGTATTCAGGTGGCCGCTGACTCTGACGTATTCCTGAAGTTCGATGGTTTTGGCCGTGGCGTAGCTCAGGTGCGGGTAGCGCACAATCGTACCGTCGTATCTGCGGGCTACCCACCAGGCGAAAGAGAGCAATAGGTAGTCACGCCAGGAGACAATCCACCGCTTGATGCGAAGCATCAGCTTACGCATAGGTTCCCCCTAATCGAATTGTGGTTCTCTGGAGTACCTGGAAATCAGGTCGTTCATCTGTTCCAGTTTCAGCCCCAGCTTTCGAGCCAGGGCCTTCCTCACCTTCGGCAGTTCCCGTCCTGGGTAGCCGAGCAGGCACATGGAAATCTCTTCCTGTTTGAGGCCCGTGTTCTTGGAGAACTCCGAAAAAGAAATGCCGAGTAGCATCCTGATTGTCTCACTCAGGGTGAACCCGGACTGGACGGAGTTCTCAATGGTACGGATCGTTTTGGCCTGCTGTTCGTAGTAGTCGGACATTCTCTCCCCCGTCCAAGGTTAATGGTGTCTACTACGTTATCATGCTAACGGGAGAAAGTCAATCACCTACCAGGGGGTCATCGAAGGAGGTGGAGTCCCCCTCCAGGCGGTTCCCACGGAAATAGCACTTCCCTTCCAAAATGTGGATCTGTTCCACAGCAAACTTCTTATGGTCTGGGGTCCAGGTGACGACGGCGAGGCCCTGTAACCAGTCGGCCCACGAAACGTATCGGTGTTCGATCCTCCCCAGCATACCGATCTCCCACCACCCGTGGGTACCGTTGTAATCACGCTGACCGAAGTATCCTATCCTGTGGGAGTGGCCGGACATTCCACTCTTGCGGTACTTATCGTACTCGGCCTTGGCTGTCTTCCCGCTTCCGGCCCGTACCACGTCGCCGTGCTTCAGAATCAGGCGGTTATGAATGAGCTTGTGGTCCGGGTACTCAATGATCTCCCACCCCAGGTCCCCTACGCCCACCAGGTTGCTCCATCGGAGGGCTTCGATGACGGGCCCAAGGGTCAGAAGCTCCCCGGCAGCGCGATTGTCCGCGATGCTCCAGATGAGGCGGCGCAGCCTGTCCTCGTGGTTGCCCAGGAGCCAAACGTGCTTGGCGGTCGGGGTGATGGCGTGGACCGTACCGTGGTGAGCGGAGGCCATCTTCACCTCCTCGCCCATCGTCACCCTGGCGTTTGGATCCTTTTCATACTTGGAGATCGCGTGACAATCCATCGTGTCGCCGTGATCCACCACCAGTTCCGGCTGGGTGAGGTCCAATATCTGATAGAGTATGTTGAGGGCTCGGGGAGAGTGGTAGGGAAAGTGGAGGTCGGAGTAGTGGACGCTGGTGTAGTGGTCGGGGAATGACTTCGGTAACTTGGGCCTCACGATCTTCAGGATGTTCGGCTTCAGGTCGAAGAAGTTGAGGAGCCTCCTCCTGAACTTGACGGTCACGCTGAACATCGGGACGACTACCGGATTCCCGTCACTGTCCTTCAGGAACCCCTCATAGCTCTTGTAGAAACCGTCAACGAACTCCCACTCCTGCGGATCCAGGTCTGCCTTGGCCCACAGCGCCTCCGGGGTGTTGATCCTGACCGATCCCTCTATCCTGAGTGTCCCACGGTCCCCGAGAATATCAATCTCTACCTCTGGTTCCGGGAACGGGTAGAGATTCTTTCCAGTGTTCCCTCTGGCTTGTGCGGCGCGGTAGGCATTATAGCACTCCCTACTGCAAAAATGCTCGCTCGCGTTTTTGTATTTCGTGCCGCAAAAGTCACATTTCCTATTGTAGATTTTCGGCATCGCCCCTCCAGGTCATTTGCCGAGAATCCTGAACTCCCTCCTGAGTCCCAGGGTGAACCATCCGTTGACGTCATACGCCGCCTCAATCTTCCACCGCGAGGCGGGCCACCTTTGCCACCGGATCCCGACGCCAGCGTCCAAGAAGCGCTGGTCGGATGGGGCGTGGGCTGGATCATAGACCGCGTGCCCATAGAAGAAGAGGTCCAGGACACCAAGACGCGGGGTGTCACAGATGAACTCCTCGCCGTTGAAGTAGAACTCCGTGCAACGGCTCACGTCCACGTTCTTCAGGAGGGATAGCTGATAAGTGGGTTGCAGGGTGGCAGAGTCCGTGTCCAACATCGTCATGCGCCCGTAGGTTGCGAACCGGAACGGGGCGATGCGCACTTCCGTAATCGCCTGCTCCGGGCACCCCACGACGGGCTCATCTTGGTTCAGGATCTCTTCCGGCCCTACCTCCACCATCCCCCTGATACGTGCCAACAGGCCCTCGTTTTTCAGGCGAAGGCCCTCCAACTCCTGCTGCATTTCCCTGCTGGTCACTTCCCTCACCACCACCCGCTCCACTGTGTTGGGCACCCTATTTTTCCCGAAGAGATACCCGACGAACGACGTGAGGACGAGCATGGCAGCAACCACCGCCACGATCACAGGCTTGCCGCCCGGAAGCACTGGTCGTTTCAGCACTTCCAACATCTTCATCCAGTTCATGTACCGATGCGCCTCAATTCAAGGTGGCCGAGGTCCAGGAAGGTTTGGTCGTGGAGGTCCTGGTCGTCGTCCCAATCCCCGCCATAGCGCAGCCAGAACCCGCGCTCGTTCAGGTAGTCTTCCGACATTCCGATAATCAGTCCAGCCATGTGGTAGAACTCATCCGAGTTCCTCCACCGGATGTGCGGCACCACGGGGTACCACGGTGCGAAATCGAAGGCAAGAGAAAGGGGTACACCCAGGTCGCTGGCGTACCCCCCGTCCACGTCGTCCTGATCCGATAGATGATTGTGCAGGCTCTCGGGCCAGGCTTTGGTTGTCATACCCTGCGCCAGGAGTTCGTTCTGAAGCTCCTCGCCCCGGAACCCATGGACAATGGTGTAGTCCCAGTAGCGGATCCCGAGGTAGGCGATCTCACGGAGGAGCGGGTGGCAAGTAATGAGCTTGCCCTTGGACGCCGTGCCAAATTGTGGCATGACTAATCCTTGTCCGTGGTGATCTTCAGCTTGATCTCAGCGTAGGTGCGCGACCCACCGGCTGCGATCACCTCCACCTGCGCCGTCACGACGGCGTCTGGCTCAACGTTCAGATCATAGGGAAGGTCCAGTTCGTACACCCCGTCCCCGATCTCCGTCGCCGCTGCTGCTGCTTGAATCTCAACACCCTGCTCCACGAGGGTCACATTGATGGTCGCCCCAAGGAGGTTCTGCCATACCTCGCTCCCGTCCAGATACTTAGCAGTCAGGACCAACGTGCCGTCCGACTTGTATTTCAGCGTCAATGGGTTAGCTGTCATCGTCCTGGCTCCTCAGTTCTCCCGTTAAATCTAGGTCATGCTTGATGGTAAGATCCACAGTTAGGTCCTGAATAATTGAAGCGTCAACCTTCAGGTCGTGTCTGATGGTTCCGGTAACGTCTACATCCAGGTCATGCTGAACCCCAGCCGACACGTCCAAATCGTGCCGGATCTCCGCGTCCACGTCCAGGGGTCTGCCAGCGGAGTGGTCGGTGGAAACCGTCCCCGAGGCCGCGATGGCTGGCAGGGTGATCTCTGCCGTCGCGTTGTTCGTCCCCGAAGAATAGGTTGCCGTACCCGCAGCCGTGAGGGCTGGTAGGGCGAGGGCGGCAGACCCCAGGTAGGGCCTTTGCGCCGTACCGGAGGCGGTGAGGGAAGGTAGCGCCACATTTCCTGTGGCGTTGAACTCAGGCGGTGTGGAAGTGGCGGTTCCGGTGGCCGTTAGTGCCGGAAGCGTGACGCTACCAGTAGCTTGGAACTTCCTTGCCGTACCCGAAGCGACCAGTGCGGGCAGGCTGACTGCGGCGGTCCCGGTAATTTCCGGTTTGACGAATGTTGCAGCGCCCGTAGCTGAGAGAGCCGGTAGCGCCACAGCCGCACTGCCCCGCTGGTGGGGGAAGGTCGCGGTCCCCGACGCGGTCAGGGCCGGGAGGCGAATGTCTGCCGTACCTACGTTGTCGGCAACGATATGTGTCGCGGTACCCGACGCCGTCAGGGCCGGGAGATCCAGGGACGCCGTCGCCTGCACCTCTGGCTTTACGAACGTCGCGGTTCCACTCACCGCCAGCGCCGGAAGCGTGATAGTGGCAGTGGCGCTGAACTCGGGCGGTGTATGGGTGGCTGTCCCCGACACCGTCAGCGCCGGGAGCGAGAGCGCTGCCGTCGCTTGTACCTCTGGCTTAACGAACGTCGCTGTCCCGCTCGCGGTCAGGGCCGGGAGCGTCAGGGCAGCGGTAGCTGTAATCTCACCGGACTCAAACGTCGCCGTCCCGCTTACCGTCAGCGCCGGGAGTGAGAGCGCGGCGGTTGCGTTGGATGCCGGTGGTGCGTGGGTCGCAGTCCCGGACGCCGTCAGCGCCGGGAGTGAGAGCGCGGCGGTAGCCTGCACCTCGGGCTTGACGAACGTGGCGGTACCGGATGCAGCGAGTGACGGTAGGCTCAGTGATGCGGTGCCGCTGAAGCCCTCACCGACTGCGAGCTTTGGCGTGACCGCCAGTGGCACGATCACGCCGTTGACCCTCACCCGGAACTTCCACGTCTTCCCGGCAGATGGAGTCTCGGCCCTGACCGCCCACTCCATTTCCGTATAGCCGACGCTTGACGCGATAGAGTCGGAGGGGTTGTCCAGATCCTCAATCCGGCCTGCGCTGAAATCCCCAGTGTCCATTCCCTCCGGTGGCGTTAACTGCGCCGTGGTATCAGCGCCCCCGGAGGGAATCCATGTGGAATCAAACAGCCTGATCGGGTCGAGTTCGGTGGAGGTGCCGCTGGCGGTAAGCGCTGCCAGGGAAATGGATGCCGAGGCGTTGAACGCCTGGACCGTTGCGAAGGTAGCCGTTCCACCAGCAGTAAGCGCGGGGAGGCTGATCGCGGCGGTGGCGTTGTACCCGCCCTCCCTGGAGGCCGTGCCCGATGCTGTCAGGGCAGGGAGAGACAGGTTGGCGGTGGCGTTATTCCCCGGAGGGGCGCTGGTAGCTGTCCCGCTGGCAGTCAGCGCCGCGAGCGCGAGTGCCGCCACCGCGAAATATCCACCCTTGGACGCAGCGCCAGACGCGGTGAGCGACGGCAGCGAGAGCGCAGCGGTGGCCTGGAACTCTGGCGGGGTATGAGTCGCTGCGCCTGAAGCCGACAGCGCCGACAGCGAAAGGGACGCCGTAGCGTTGTGTACTGACTGGAAGGTTGCGGTGCCGCTGGCCGCGAGGGCTGGCAGGCTCAGCGCCGCCGATGCGTTGAACGTAGGCGGTGAATGGGTGGCGGTACCACTGGCCGTCAGGGATGGCAGGCTCAGCGCTGCCGTCCCGTTGCTGTCAATGCTGGCCGCTGTCGCCGTGATCTTGGCGAAGGAGCTTTCAGTGGTGGTGGTTCCGTTGTCGGGTACGGACCTGAACTCTACATAATCGCTGGCGCTCATTTCAGCAGAGCGCAACGTTACGCACCAGGCGTCCTCCCAGAAATTGGTCTTGGGGTGGGACACCGAGGTCACAACCCCGTCGCCGTCGTCGTAGCTGCCGTCCGAATCGAAGGAGTAGGTTGAATAGCTGGACAGCAGTTGAGAACACGCTTCCGTATCCGTAGGAGAGCCGTCGTAGACGCGGACGTTGGAACTACTTCCAGTCACGTCAGTCCACGTACCACCGTTCTTCCGATATTGGAGCTTGTGGGTGCCCGAATAGTTGGCGCTGGTGTCATTCCATCGGGCTATCCGGATGATGAATGGCGTGTCGAGTATGGCTGTTTCCGTTGTACTGCCCTCGGCACCACGGAATGAACAGGAGTTCACCGACGCATTGTCGTTCTCCTGGAACCTCCATGTGTGCTGACCAGTATTCGGAGTAGCCATTATTTACCTCGCATTTCCACGCCGAGGTCTTCCACCGTCTTCTTCATCGTGCTGTTCAGCGTGTCCCTCCCGACACGCACCGCCCTGACCAAATGGGCGAAGTGTACCAACTGGTCAATCAGGCCAATAAAGTCATGGCCCGTCCAGAACCCCTTGTCCTCACGGTAGATGTAGTAGCGCTCGTTGTGTACGAGGTCGCGGTAGTCTACACCAGGCTGTCCAATAGCCAGGACCTCCCACGCCGGGGTTTCTTCCGGCTTACAGTCGTGTGACGTGACCGGATCTTGAATCTCATAGACGATCTTCCAGGCCCAGGTTACGGCGCTCATGGCGGGCCCTCCAGAACAAACCAGTCCTCCGTTCCATCCTCCGCGCACTCAATCTGAACCACACCGCCAGCAGGAATCTGGATCAATAGCCGCAGGCGAAGCTCCGTGTCCGGGCTGCACGAATGAATGACGTCCTGCAATTCCAGCCAGGTGGCGCTCGCTTCATTGTTGTCATCGTCGCGCCACCTGAATCCCTCAAGCTCCTGCACATCGAACAGGGCGGTGCCACTCGCCGTCAACGCTGGCAGGGAGAGCGTCGCCGTAGCTTGGAACTCTGGTGGCGTGTGAGTAGCGGCACCGGACGCCGTGACGGCTGGCAGGGACAGGGCCGCAGTCGCCTGAAACTCTGGCGGCGTATGGGTAGCCGTGCCGGTGGCCGTCAGTGCTGGGAGTGTGAGCGCCGCCGTGGCGTTGCTTGGGGAGATAGCGTGCGTCGCCGTGCCAGATGCGGTGAGTGCTGGGAGTGTGAGCGCCGCCGTCGCAGAGCGTTCCGCGATAGCGTGCGTCGCCGTCCCGCTCGCCGTGAGCGCAGGCAAGGTGAGGGCAGCGGTCCCGTCGCTGGGCGAAATGGCGTGCGTCGCCGTACCCGATGCGGTAAGCGCGGGGAGCGACAACGCAGCCGTGGCATCGAAGGTCGGTTTGGTAAACGTCGCCGTCCCGGATGAGGCCAGGGCCGGGAGGGTGAGGCTTGCCGTCCCCTGGGACTCGGGCGCAGCGTGTGTGGCCGTGCCCGAGGCAGCGAGGGCCGGAAGCGTGAGGCTCGCAGTGGCCTGGGACTCAGGCGGGGCATGGGTAGCTGTACCCGACGCAGTAAGCGATGGGAGCGAAAGCGCCGCCGTCGCTTGCATTGCCGGTGGCGCGTGGGTCGCCGTTCCCGCAGCCGCAAGTGCCGGTAGGCCCAGCGCTGCCGTGGCCTGGAACTCGGGTGGGGCGTGGGTCGCGGTGCCCGACGCAGTCAGTGGCGGCAGCGAGAGCGCAGCGGTGGCGTTCCGGTTGACCCCAGCCGTGACACTCAGCTTCGGCGTGACGGTGAACTCGACGGGTGTGCCGCCAAAGGTGATACGGAACTTCCACGTCTTCCCTACCGCAGCCGCCGTGGGCGTGATCGCCCACTCAAACTCCGTGAACTTACCCTCGCCGCCCGTGATCGCATCAGCGGGGTTGTCGGTGTCCTCAATTCTACCAGCAACGAAGTCTGCACCACTCAGTCCGGGCGGGATCGTAAGCTGTCTGGTTGTATCTGCGCCGCCCGATGGAATCCACGTTGAATCAAATAGCTTGATCGGGTCGGCGTTCGTTGCCGTCCCGGAGGCCGTGATAGCGGGTAGACTGAGGGACGCGGTCGCATCGTTGGCCCCAGCAGAAAACGTTGCCGTCCCAGTAGCCGTGAGCGCGGCGAGGGCCAGGGCGGCGGTGGCAAAGAATGGCGGGCCGAAGTCGGCCACACCCGAGGCCGTCAGGGACGGTAGGCTCAGGGCGGCAGAGGCGTTGAAGGTGGGTGGAGAATGGGTTGCCGACCCACTAGCGGTGAGGGATGGCAGAGATACAGCCCCGGTGGCGTTCCTATCAGAGGACGCGGCGACGGCCTGCACCTCTGGGTAATCCGCTGGCGTATCCATCGTCCCGCCAGTGAACACCACGTCAAACTCAATCGCCTCCCCGCCGCTCAACTCCGCGCTGCGGAGAACGACGCACCACTGGTCCTCCCAGAAGGTGTTTTTGGCGTGAGCGATGGAGGTGGTCAGCCCGTCGCCATCGTCGTAATACCCGTCCGACTCCCAAGTAAATGTGCTGTATGAGCTTAGGTTCTGGGTATCACAGGTCGTAGCATCGGTAGGCTGGCCGTCATAAATACGGACGTTGGACGAACTCGCGCTGACGTTGTTCCACCCCCCACCGTCCACCCTGTACCGAAGCTGAACGGTGGTGTTGAAATTGGCGGTCGAGTCATTGTAGGACCCGATCCTGACCATGAAGGGGACGTCGAGGGTGATATTCTCGGTGGTGCTTCCCTCGGCTCCGATAGCGGTGCAGCTATCCGGGTCCGAGTTATTGTTCTGGTAGAACCTCCAAGTATGCAGTCCACCATTTGGATTCGCCATAGCGCTACTCCAGGGTGAACCAGTCTTCGGTGCCGTCCTCCGCGCACTCTACCTGCGCAGCACCGGATGGAGGAGCCCGTAGTTGGATACGCAGGCGGATTTCTGCGTCCTGTTGGACCGAGTAGTTGGAGTCTTCGGTCTGAAGCCAGGTCGCACTCGCTTCATTGTTGTCGTCATCCCTCCAGCGGAAATGGTATATGGACGCGGACGGGGCTACGTGGGTAGCGGTACCAGATGCGGTCAGGGCGGGCAGGTCCAGCGCCGCCGTCGCGTTACGCGCAACCGGCCCCACATGAGTCGCCGTGCCGGAAGCCGTGAGGGCCGGGAGGTCCAGTGTGGCCGTAGCGTTACGCGCACCGTCGTCCGTCGTGACAGGCGGAATCGACAGCAACCGCACTGGCCGGATCATCCCCCAGGGATCAGCCGTTACAAGCTGGATCTCTTCTTCGGTCAGTTCCCTGTCCCACACGTAGGCAAAATGGATCTCACCGAACCCGTTGATACCCCACGCCCACTGACCAGGTGTGTATCGCTGATTCGCATATGGATACAAGCCTTTGTGCGTGCTCGTGAGCGTTGTGTCAATGTGATTTTTGCCATCTATCCACAGTCGGAGCTTCCCGAAGCCAGCCTGACCGGCGAAAACGTGGTAATCGTTTCGGCCATAAGAGGAATCGTCTATCTGCACCCCATCAGTGTACCCCGGCCCGGTGATGCTGGAAAAATCCAGTTGGTTCACATAGGCGAGGGTGGTGCCAAGCCGGACGCATTGGCTACCACTCACAGCCCCAACACAAAACACTCCGCCATAGTCCCCGGTCCTCGTGTCTTTTCTACCGACAATGAAGGTGATCCCACCCGGAACGGCCCCCACAAGTGGGCTGGCAATGTAGGTGCTTTGGCTATCGTACCTTGCGAGGCAATGGCCATAACGGGAAGGATAAAGGCTCATGGGGTAGGAGCCGGAACCGTCCAGGGCCTTGCCCGTCACTAAATCGTATCCGTGAATGTCTGCCGACCCACTCGGCTCCAACCAACAGGGCATCACCGACACGAGTCCCTCGGCAATCGTACGATACGGGTCAGCGAGGTGCTCCGGCCTCCAGTTCCAGTGCGCAGGCTTGACGCCATCTTCTAGGCTTTGCCGGATGATCGTCGGTGTCTTGATCTGGACTGGGACAATGCGTGCAGGGCGAATCAACCCCCACGGGTCGTTGACAAACTGTTCGACCTCGCTATCCGTGAGCACACGATCCCAGACGGCAACGAACAGACTATCTCCGTCGTAGCAATTCGCTGACCCGTAATGGTTCGCACCTACGTACAGACTCGTGGCGTCGGAGTAGTCAATCGGACCCGTAACCGGGGTACCATCCTCGTCACTGGCAATCAGCGCACCGTCCCACAGGCGGTATGCCCGCATCGACTCCAGCGTATTGGACGCCCATCTTCCTACGAGAATCAACGGGAGCGTTCTGTCAGCCGAATCAGTGATCGAAACGGAGTTCGCGTTCGTGCCGCTCACTTCAAAATTCCAGACGGACGAACTACTGTTCGTCGCAATCCGGTATCCGTTCCCCTTGTTCAGCCCCGTGTAATTGTTCGTTTGCGTCAGCGTGGACGCCTGCGTGATGTAGACGACCGTGATCTCGTTGGTCGGTCCCTTCGTCGCGTCGTTGTTGCCGAGATTCAGGCACCCGTTAGCATCGTGATCCAACTGCGGCCCAAACGCGCCAACAGCCTCAGATGCGGTGCCGTTCCATGTCGGAGCAGTAGGCACACCGTCCAGATACAGCGGCGATCTTTTCCCCCAACCGGGAACGAGGACGCGTAACCCCTCGGCAAACGGCTTCCAGTCGGATACCAACCCGTCTGGAGTCCATCCCCATTCAGCAGGCTTTACGTTGCTGCTCATCGTCGCAACCAAACCGCTGTACTGGAAGATGGCCTGCGTGGGGTAGGCACGGATTGCCCTGGACGGATCAGTCCCCAGGGGTCGCTTGCGAGTAGGGCTATCTCGTCATTGGTCAGAGCCCGGTCCCAGATCGCCACCATGCTGATGTGCCCATAAAATTCTCGGTCGGTGGTATGGTTCCAGTTTCCGATGGCGGCGTTGGTAGCCACGGACGGTGCTGGGAATGTCGGCGTACCGGACCCAGTTCGTCGGCTTCCCTGGTCTACTCCATCGAAGAAGCAATGCACGCTGTTACTGATGACGCGGAACATGACACTGTGCTCCTTGCCATCAGCAAGCTTGTTGTCGTACCGCCAGGAGGAATAGGAGCTGGTCCTCCAGAATGTCATGTCGGAAACGCTCGTCGCGTCCGCCAAGCTTACAGCCCAGCCGTTCGCGCAGGAGCCTCCATCCGACTTATCAAAAATTCTAGGATTACTGCTATTCCATGGCCTGCCCTGAAGGACGCCGAAGAACAAGAAGGTCATTTCTTCGGAATTGCACATGCAGAGCGGATCTGTCGTCAATATGCTCCCGATGTTTATCCTGTCCGCTGTGGCGTTCCCAGTGAACTCAAACATGGGGCCACACGCCCCCACCGAAGGTACAATCACTGAGTTTCCGTTAACCGCTACAAGGGAGCGGTGGTACGGGCTCACATCGTCAAATGGGTGCCCGTCACCGGCCTGCGTCTCCCAAAAGGGCACCGCGAGAACGGTGTCGGCCAGGAGCTTCCTATACTCCGTAGCAATCTGGGCAGGATCGACCAGCCACGACTGTGGCTTCACCCTGTCCTGGGGGTAGTACAACCTCCGGGTCGTCCCATAGTCTGCCATCCTGACCCTCCTTCCAGGCTAGAGGATCAGGCGCTCACCCCGTCCTTACGAGCGTAGGCTTGAACGGTGAACGTGTCGGTCGAGCCGGTGCCCTTATACATCAGCTTGAAGTGTGGCGGGCCACTCACGATGATCGACTTCTGGTGGGGATCGGTGTTTTTGTCGATCAGGAACGAACGGTTCGGATCGTCATCCCAGTTCGTGCCGTCGTTTGAGTAGAACACCCCCACAATCAGGTCGTCGGTCGTCCCGTTCGTGTCGGAATCGACCGTCACCAGACAGGACTCGCCTGGATTCAGGTTCACCGTGCTGGAACTGTCACCGTAGGTCGTGCCGTTCACCGACGCACTGGTCGAAATCTGGGTTCCCGGTGATGCTTCCCAAGCCATGATCCAACTCCTTATGTCGGGGAGATACGGACGCCCGTGTTCTCCCAAGAACCGGCCAGCGCCTCGTACTCGGCAATAAGCTCCAGTCTCCTCGCAGCCCACCCCTTCCTCGCCTCCGCGATCATGTCCGCATTGTCCATGGTCGGGCGAAGGAGGAAGCTGTGTATGGCCCAAACAGATGTTCCTGCATCGAACTCATCCTTCTCTGCCTGCGTGACCGGCTCCGGGCCGAGTGCGGACTCGGCGGGCAGGCCAGCGGAGGGCGAGAGAACGATGGGATCGCCGTTCACGTCGGTCTGAAGCTGGGCGGGGGGAATGTCGTACATCAACAGAACGACGATAAAGACGTCGCTGTCTTCGCCCCTCACCTCTTTCTTCAGCCCCAGAATTGCATCAGGCATTTCACTCTCCGTTCAAAAATTAGGGACAGACGACCCCTAGCCGTCTGTCCCTCGCGTCGAAAGGTGTGTTTTTCAACATCCGAAGCTGTCGATTCGGCTTAGGACTCGGGCATCGTCACGCTGAACGCAGTGATGGTCACGACACCACCGGCCACGATGGATGAATCATCGAAGCTCAAGTCCCCGGAGCCCTGGCCGCAGGAGCCGTCCAGGCGGTAGGTGTCACCCGAATCCCTCATCCTGAACCAAGTGGCGGTGCCGGACTGGTTCGCGGACCCGTCTTGCCACGTCCCGTTCTTGGAAACCACTCCACCGGAGGCAGCGCCGAAGGCGGTGGCAGGCAGGGTGATGCTGGCGAGTACGTTCCCGACTGCGGCGTCGTCTGCATCAGTGGGCTGTGTCCCGTCCCTGACCTCCAGAACGCCGCTATCGAAGTAGGCGGCGAAGGCGTCGGCAAGTCCGTTCACAACGTCGGTGTCAACTCTCACGGTCATGGTATTTCTCCTGGGTTTCTCGGACCCTCCGCAGGGTCACTCCAATCTACACTCACGCCTTGGTGAACAAAAGAGAAACCGTCCCCTCCAGGTGACAGGCTTCTCGTGCTACTTGTTGGGATCCGATGTGATGGTCGAATCTCCAGAGTTGGGATTTCCTTCCCACTTCCTGGTTCCTGGCATGGCGTTGATGAGGTTCTGCCCCTGATAGACACCACCCATGGCACCGATCATCAAGATGAAAAGTTGCGTCAGCCCAGCAAAATCTTCTGATGTTATCTTGGCGTCGAAGAGGGCCCAGAACAACAGAAGCTCCACGATCAGGAGGATCCCGCTGCACCAGATTACGATGCTAAACCCTCTTCCGCCGATCTCCTTCAGTCCTCTGAGCATTATTGTTCTCCCCCGCCGATGCGATTGATCCTGTCCTCCAACCTGTCGAAGCGGGCGTTCATTTCCAACCGGAGGGCCTGCACCTGCGCCGTAATGTCTGCGCTCACGTCATGCTGGAGCGCGATGGCGTCCCCAGCAGTGAATCGGTTGCCCTGAATCACCGCCACGTTGCGCTCCACGGTGTTCAGCCGCTCCGTGTTCTTCGCCTGCGCTCCACCGAAGGAAGAAAGGAAGTAGAGTGATACGGCTAGAAGGATGCCGTTGAGGCTCGCAAGGACTTTCGTGAGCGTCGTACCGCTAATGGTAATCCCGCGCACGCTGCCGCCCCCGTTTTCGTTAGCCATCCTCTTCCTCCCCCACCTCGTCCACCACCACACTGTCGGCCTTCATGCCCTTGAACATGGCCGCGATTACCACGCCAAGAACGGCGAGGATCACTACACCAAGTACAATCTGCGTCGCCGTCATGGTTGCCCCTCCTGACTCTTACGCGGTAGGATCGTCGTAGCCACCGTATTCGATGGCCCTCTGCACCTGCTCATCAACCAGCGGACCCATTTCATCAATAACCTTGTGAAGTCTGCGGACCTGTGCCTGAATCTCATCAATGCACTTGATCCCCACCTGGTACTTGCCACGAATCCGCTCCCAACGATGCTGGATCTCCACGCCGTCTTCATAAGCCTCCGCAGCCTCTACGGCGCGAAGCTCCTCACGGAACTTGTCCTCCAGGGTTTGGAGGGACGGCATGAACGCCTTCCTCTTTTCCTTGAAATCCTCACTTGCAACGGTGCGTGCTCCAGCCTTGACTAGATCCACCATCGCCTGCGTTTCCTCGTATTTCCCCGGCATTGTGCTCTCCTAGAGGGTCTTGTCCACGTCCGATGCGTCGTAGGTGATCCAGATGTAGTCACACCTTACATCGTCGCCACTGGTGTTCGCGTCAAACACTAGCTTCAATGAAATCGCCGCAGAGGTCACAGTATAGTTGGCGGTGTCATACGGCGTTGTCCACCCGGTTCCGGTGGCGGTGGCGGCGGCAATCACATACCAAAGCGCACCATAGGGACCGGCCAGGAGGGAGGCGCTGGCGGCGTCCGAGGCTCCTCCCCGGTACAACCTGGCACCGAAGTCGGTAATCACTACGCCCTGCGGGATCGTGATGCCGCCCTTCACCTCCGTAGAGGATGTGCTTGTGGCGGCGAGGTAGCCGTCAGTCTCCACCACACCCGAGCTTTGCCCGATGATCCCAGTAGCCTGGAAATACTGCGTCTTCGATACCGTCCCCACGCCGCGACGGGCCTTGATGATCCCGAACACGGGGCCAGCGACCGTACCAGCGTAGGCCCGAATGTTGACCCAGACCTCCTCACCCATGTCGGCCTGGATCGTGGTGCTGGTGTGGCTCCCAGAGCTACCGGAGATTGAGCCGTCATAGACCGAACTCGTGGGGGTTCCTGGGTCAGAGCCAATGTCCGCGTTGTAGTAGATGTAGGTCGCGTCGTCGCCAGCCGTGGCAGAAACGATCGCGTACCCGTCATCGTCAAAAGTGACTTCGACTGACACGATGGGAGTAGCCACCCACTTAACAACCAGTTGCTTCACTGGCCCTGGGTCAGACCCGTTGTAGCCCCTGGCCTTGATGTAGATTTGATCGCCAGCAGACACCGCCACAGAAGTTGTGGCGACCCCGTTGTTGCCGGAGAAGGTGCCGTGATAGGATCCATTCGTGGGGTCTGTCGGTGCCGACCCGACCCCCACGCGCACGTAAATATTGTCGCAGTCTTCGTCACCGATGACGGACACGTCCGCGTATCCGTTCTCGTCCACATCCAGGGACATGGAGTTGATCTCTGCCTGGAGGTCAGCGTCGAAGGTGTGGGATCCCGTAATCCACTTGTAGGTCGAGTCGTTGGTCGGCCCCCACCTGACCCCCCACCAGATCACGCTCCCGTGCTTCGGATTAATGTCTACCGTGTCCGAGTAGGTATATGGCGAGGAGTTGTCGTAGTTGCTCCAGCTTGCTGGGTCCGAGTTCGGGCTGAAGGCCCCGCCCCCAGCGATGGGCTCGAAAGCGGTGGCGTTCACCCGCAGGAGCGGGTCGTCCACGGTGATGGTCAGCGTCCCCGTGGTGCCGCTCTGGGTGGCGATGACCTTGACCAGAGGTGGGCCGGAAATGGAGTGCGCCGCAGAAACCTGAACGTCTTCCGCCGACTGGTCCCCGGCCCCGCTCGCACCGGAGTAGGCCCGCAGGCGAACGTAATACTCCTTACCCTCGTAGAACGTACCCGTGTAGAGCGTGATGCGGCCCGCCCTGTTATTGTTATAAGTACCTGATGCGTCGAGGTTTGCCTCGGTAGGCATACTCCCGGTGCTCCCCAGGTACTTGATGGAGCCGACGTCTTCGTCGCCGTTCCACGACAGGTAGAGATAGTTCCCCACCTGCTGAAGCTCTGCCGTGACACTCGGGATCGTGTCAATGTCGAAGGTATGGGAGCCCGTAATCCAGACGTTCCCATCACCGAGGCCGAGGTCGTAGCGGACCCCCCAGTGGATCACCGTGGGGTGCTTTTCCTCAATCGTGATGTTCTGGGTGGTGCCATAGGGATCGGAGTTATCGTACCCGGACCAGTTGGCTGGATTGGCGTCTGGAGAAATCCCGGTTTCAAAAGATGTGGCGTTCATCTTTGAATCCGGGTCCTCGATATTCAAAGTTACCGTCCCGGTGGTACCGGACTGCGACGCCACCACCTGCACGGTCGGGATGAGCGTGAAGTCGCGCCGGATCATCCCCGTCCAGTCTTCAGCAGACGCCGTGCCCCCACCGCTAACGGCAGAGTAGCCGCGCACCCGGACGTACATGATTTCGCCACGGTTCAGGGTGCCGAGGTCTTGCTCGTCCCCCGTGCGCCCGTCCACCGTCGTCCCGCCAGATACGTCCACGGGCATGGCAGAGGTGGACGTCTTGTAGGTGATGGAGGCCAGGTCATCGTCACCGATCCACGCGAGGTACACCTTCGACAGCGTCAGGGAAAGTCCGCAAACCACGGAGGGGATGACGTTCAGGTCATAGGTCTGGCTGAAGTAGGTGTACCGCGTGGCGCTGAGTTCATCGGTCCAGGCGATCCTGATACCGATTTCAGAGTTGTGTTTCTCCTCAATCGTGACGGTCTGTGAGCGTGTGAGGTCTTCGTCTACACCGATGGTCCCCGTGCCCCCGGTCAGGCTGCTCCACGAACTCCACGCGCCGCTGCCCTGCTTCGTTCGCTTTTCGATAGCCGTAACGGACAGGTATTCGTCCCGCACCGTCAGATCCAAGGTGCCGGTGGAGCCCGATACGCTGGGTACCACGAACGCCTTCGGGGCAACCGGATCGGTCGGCAGCGTGTCGGTGTCGAAGTAGTTCCCGATGAAATTCACCATCGCACCCTCGGTCCCGCCGCCTCCGGTGGAGGAGTACGGGAAGGCCGAGTAGTAGATGGTGTCACCGTTTGATGCCGATACCAGCGTGCCAATGTCCGACGCGGTGAGGCTCTGCCCATCGTCGGCGGTCTGCGCCCTCACCGTTGTCGCGGTGGGGAAGGAGGTCACGGATGCCGCCACCTTCCACGACGCCGTGTCTTCATCACCGAACAGGTCGCAGGAGGCGTTGCCGTTGGAGTACACAACAGCGGTCCCGGTCCCGGACGGGTTCTCATCAATATCAAATGTTTCCGTGCCGGTGATCCACTCAGTCCCGCCACCAAGGTCGTACCCAACGGCCCAGGCGATGAAGCTGGTGTGCTTGTCCACCAGGGTCACGGTGTCGCTGGTGTCATAGGGCGAGGAGTTGTCGTACCCGGACCATGTCGTCGGGTCGGACGAAAGGCTGAAATCCCCGCCGCCAGACTGGTCCTGGAACGAACTCGCCACCTGCACCCCGTCCGGGTCGTCCACCAGGATGTTCAGCGTGCCGGTAGAACCGCTCTGCGACTTGTATACCTTCACCCCAGGAATCTGGGATGAGTGCATATTCGTGACCTGGCCCAGCCAGTCTTCGGTTGACTCATCACCACCACCGACAGCCCCACCCACGAGGTTGTAGCCACGCACACGGATATACAGCGTAGAGCCATCCGTGAGGCCAGAGTAGACCAGGGTGTTGGTGGACCGCCCATTCACCACCGTACCACCGGACACGTCCCCAGGCATGGAGGTGGTGGAGGTGAGATACTGGATGGACTTCAGGTCCTCCCTGCCGTTCGCGGACAGGTAGACGTCACCATTAGCATTGACGTGCAGGGCACCGAACACGACCGGGATCTTGTCGAGGTCGAAGATGTTGGAGCCCTGGATGTAAACGGTGCCGTTCCCGTCGCCAAGGTCATACCCCACCGCCCAGGCGATCAGGCTGTTGTGGTCCTCGCCCAGGTTGACTGTCTCGGTCAGGTTGTAGGGTACGATGGTGTCGCGGTTCCAGCTTCCATCGGTCGGGTCGTCAAAGTCCTCGCCGTCCCAATCCTCTACCGCCTTGAACGCAGTCTCGACCGTGAACCCCTTGGGGTCGTTGATGACCAGGTAGAGGTTCCCCACGGAGCCGACCTGTCCTGGGTACGCTTGTACGGTTGGTACAACTGTGTCGAAGAACGGGTAGACCGTGAACCGCATCGCCTCGGATTTCATGGAGAGCGACTGGGTGGTGTCGTCCGTTGCCGACGTTCTCAAGAAGACGACCTCCACGTTGAGACATTCAGTCTCGGTGAGGACGTAGGAGGTCATGTACTGGGGCTCGAAAGTGTTCCCCGAGTATTCCCCGGTGGTCAGATCGTCCCAGGAGATCGCGTCCCACGCTTCGGAGCCGATGTTCGTCTTCTTTACCCGGAAGCGCCAGGACTGCGTATCCGTTTCAATCGCCTGCGGTGTAATGACGGGCGTATAATCAGGCTCAATGTCGTAGGTGCAGTAGCCGCTGGGCCGCGAGTTCCCGTCAATGTAAACGCGCCCAGGATCGTCCGTTGGCCGGAAGGTTCTGCCGTCAGCATCCACGCAGTTGAACAGGATTACCTTGCGGGTCGCGCCCTCGGCGGGCTTGGGTACCTCAATGTCCTCCACATAGGGGTCGGCAACCAACCCGGACATGGTGTAGTCGCCAGGCCACGTCGGATCCGGGTCGCCCTCGGTGATAATGTCGTACCCGAAGTTGACCTGGCTGCTGTCGTCGGTAGCGACGAACCGTGCGCCCTCGTATCCAACAGTGTCCGGGATGTAGGGGAACCACACCACCTTGGGGTTGTTGTCTGCCTCGTGGTAGGTATACCGGAGGACAGTCAGGCCGCTCTCGCCCTGGGTGCAGGCTTCGTCCAGGTAGTAAACGATACCGACGTACCGGATCTCCCCGTCTGTGGTGAACGTGTGGACGTTTGTGCCGTCCTCTGGTGCTCCATCAGCCGTGAGGATCGTTCCTGTCGTGATTACGTCGTTCAGCGTAGGAGCGGTGTCAGAGTCCAGGTACTTGCAGGCAAGGCCAAGCTGCCATCCTGGATGCAGGAAAAGGTCGCCATCGTCTTCGTCCAGGAAGGGGAAGCCGTAACCAATCCCAGCGGTGATCTGTTCCTGTACCTCGGGCGAGGGCACGTAGATTTCGTAAACGGATGTTCCGTCAGGGGTGGGGCTCCACGGGTAGGTGCCGTTGATCGTCAGTTCTGTTGCTGTGTTGCTGACGATCTCCTTCGGGTCGTTGGCGTCCCCGGTCCCGCTCGTGATCCTCACATAGCACCCGTCCCAGGCGTTGATGTCCCAGGCACGAGTAGTGTCGTTCAACGTGGTAGAGGTGTTCCCGCCCGAGGAGGTCCCGTTCTCCAGGGGGTCGTTCGCCTTCACGCCCACCGCGCTCATCAAGGTGGGACGTACCTCAATCATGCCGAGGCGAGCGGAGCGGAAGGTGAACTTCGTCGTGATGGATGTGCCGATCTCCTCCCAGTCTCCCCACACCTCCGTCAGCGGGTTCTGGAAACGGGACTCAATCACGACAGACCAGTTGCGATACGGCCAGCCAGGCTGCTCCCATTCTACCACGACCCAAGGAGCCTCGTTGTCCATTTCGACGTAGTGGTCAATGGTCACGCCGGTCACATGGGAAGGAACGCCGTGGGGCGGGATCAGGTTGGAGGAAATGTCCACCGAATCGAAATCGTCGGTGGGGAAATCCAGGTAGACATGGTCCCGGAAAAGCTCGCAGACCAGGGAGTAGGTGGCGTTGCCGTTGTCCTCGACCCTCGTAACCCGAACCGTTTCGTTGGTGATCCCGCTAATGTCGTGGTTGATGAGGGCCACGTCCCCCACCTCCACCGCCAGCCCTTCGATATTCAGACCTTCGATGATGAACTCAAAGTTCTGATCCAGTTCCCTCCGAAGCTCATACCATCCGTTCCGAACGGCCTGCTGCCACTCCGTCGTGGCGTCCATCTGAATCTTCCGTTCGTTCAGGCCGAACTTGTCGAAGTGGTAGTCGCCCTGGTCGTCCTCGTAGGTGTCTGGAATCGGGATGGTGGCCTGCCTGCCCTGGTCCTTGGTGGACTCGTAGCTGGCGATCACCTGATTCGTGAGTTCGTAGAGGGGCTTCTTGTGTCCCACCCGGATCGGACCCACGTTGTCCGTATTCAGTTCGACGGCGTAGACGGCGTAGGTGTCACCGGGGCTGGGCGTTGTGCTGAAAGACGCGGAGACATTGATCGTCGTCCCGGTGTTGGAGGTGATGGTGCGAACATCACCAGCCGCAGCACCAGTAAGCATCTTCAGGTACCGGCCCGTCAGAAGGCCGCTGACGCCCCCTGTGGGCCACGAGGCGTCCGTCAGGCCGTCACGGGTGCTTTCGGTGATCGAAGTGCTTGTAGCGCCCGTTACGGTGCCCGTACCGCCGAGCGGCGCGTCCAGCACGATCCCCACCTTGCCGTCCCGCGCCACCAGGGCACCACGGCAGGCGAGGAGGAGGGCTTCCAGGACCTCGCCCCTCTTGCTGGACTTGACGTAGAAGTCCGACACATAACGGTCAACCGTGATGCTGCTACCGTCGTAGTCGTAGACGTCAATCTGCTCCTCGCAGTAGTCGGCCCAGTCGATAAAGGAGCCGAGGTCTACTTCACTGGTAGCAAGGCCAGCCGACCACTGATCGCTGTCGTCCGTGCGGTAGCTCGCCGTCAGGACGTCGAGGATCTGCCAGACGGGGTTGCGGGAGTATTCGTAAGCATCGGTCGTGGGTACGCCACCGGAGTACACGTACTTCTGAACCTTCTTCCCCTTGTATTTGCATTGTATGTCGGGGGTGGCGACCGACCAATACCGCGTGCGGGTGAAGTAGGAGGACGCTGGCTTCAGGGATCCCCAATCCGTGCTGCCGATCGGTGGATTGAAGTGATCCCACAACTCGTTGGTCATGTGGGGCTGGACGTCGTAGCTCTCGGGAAGCTCCTGGATGAAATAGCCGATGTTCCTGAGAGCGGAGAACCCAGGCAGGTTGTGGTCGGTGTCCCACATGGGGAAGAAGTCCGAGGGGGCCTGTGTGGTGGTCCCCGTCTGCACATCGAACTTATCCTCCCAGTCCTGGTTGACGTAATACTGGGTGGCGCGGATCAGCGCACCGTCCAGCATGATGTCGTCCTCAATCGTTTCAATGCCAGTATCCAGGGGGCCCTCACCGATGATGCAGACCACGAACGGGCCGTCCCTGGTGGAGTTCCACGCAGCCCAGGCCCCGTTCCCTCCATGTGCGCGGTGGTGGAGGCCGAGGATCATGGGGGTCGTCCACCGGGATCCGTAGGGGATGGGGACGATCTCCCCCATCACCCCGCTCATCTGCGCCACCACACCCTGCTTCGGGTTGGCGTAGGGGAGGATCTTGTCTCGGTTGTAGTCGAAGCCGCCGAACTTATCCTGCTGGCGGGTCGCTGACCCGAACTGCCAACGCCGCGCACACTCGCGGATTGTGTCGCGTGGGCAACCAACGTAGACGATATAGTCCCCGGCAGAGAGCGACCAAGGGGGAAGCGGGCCATCCTCCAAATTGTAGCCCAACTTGATCTGCGAGTTATCCAGATCGGACGACGCGATGTAGAGATTCGTGTAAATCTCTGTGCCCGTTGGACTTCCGCGCATGATCTTGATGTAGTTCGCTGGTACGTTCGCCATGGTGTCGGCGGTCAGCGCCACACCATCCTGGTCCGTAGCGGGCGATCCGGAAAGGGGCACCCAGTCACCGACATTGTAGGATCCACCGGAGGCCACCTGCGCGGAGTAGGTGTAGCCGCAGTTGGAGTCCGTGCTCCCGAACAACCACCCGCAGTGGTTTGTGATCGTGCGCCCGAGGCTCCCGCCCCTTGCCATCCGGGCATCGGCCATAACGTTGAGCGTCAATACCTGAGCATTGACCTCGGGCCGGAAGATCGTACCCGAAAAGAGTAGGACCGGACCCTCAAACGTGGTGTATCCGGCGTCCGTGGCAAAATACTGGTTGACCTCTGCGGTCGCGCCGTCGAAGTCGTTCTGGTTGTGGTATGAGGAGTACGACCAGTCTGCGTTGGCGAGTTGGACAACGATATGGTCAATCCCGGATTCCTCGCTCACCACGATCCTGGGGAGCCCAAGCATATCTCCCGTGTAGGGCTGGGAGGAGATTGTGACCTCATGGGTCGCCGCGTAAATCTCCGTCGCCCCCACGTCACGCAAGGTGATCTTGACGGTCGTGACCGGACGCTGCTGGTCCGCAGCGAGAATGGCCTGGATCGCGCTACTGAGGCTTCGCATTACAACACCTGGATGAGTTCGATGCCGGTTTTCTCGGCCTCATAGAGGAAGGTTTCCCTGTCCATGGACGGCATATTGTACCGGACGGAGAACTCCTCCTCGCTCAGATACTCGAAATAGCTGAAGGCGTAAAGCTGGCCCTCCTGCGCCAGGTAATGGTTCCAGAGAGTGTTGGCGTCGGTCGGCGTAAGCTGGTCGTAGATGATCTTGAAACGAAGCCTCGCCGGGACCTGGGCCGTCCTTTTTTCCTTCCCACCCCACGACTCGTTGATGATTGTTTTGAAGTCCACACTTCCGATGTAGGAGTAGTCGGCCTCCACGGCGTCTACCCCACCAGGAAGCACGACCCCGGTGGCTGTGGACGGAAAATCGTCCTGGGGGTCGAAGGGGTTGGTCCCCGGATTATAGTCTACCGCCATCTATCCCTCCTATGCTGGCTGGAAGGCACCGTAAGCCTGACCGCCCGTAGACCTGTCGTCACGGGCTACCTGCGCGATCTGCCGACCAAACGCTGCGCGGTTGTTGGCGAGCGCCTGCTCAAAGCTCTGCGCATCAATCGCGTGGATCTCCACGTACCAGGACCGCTTGTCACCGTAAGCACCCGCACTGAACTCTGGGTAGTTGAGCGGCCCGACCGACCCAGCCGACCCAGCGCTAGAGCCACCGTTCTTCATCGCGTCGCCCATCTTCGACCCAATAGCATTGGCGAACGCCTTCAGCAGGATACCGCCAGCAATCAGGGCTGCGGCAGCGGCGGGGCTGGTGATGTTTTCAAAGAGCTTCTGGATCAGCAGGGCTCCCGTACCAATCTGGATCATCGCGTCGCCCATGATGTTCAGGGCCCCAGCGAACATCTTGCCCATCGCCTGCGTCAGCCCCGTACCAGCGTCCCCTGCAATCAGGGAGCCGAGAGCTTCGGCCATGACGTCCGCGCCCTGCTTAATTACCATCCGAAGGGTCTGCTCAAACGCCTGGCTCAGGTCCTCGGGTTTCAGGCTATCAATCGCGTTGTTGATCCCCGTGATGATGGTGTTGAACGCCTTCTGCATTTCAGGAGTGAGATCGTCGCCAAGGCCCTCCATCTTGGCTACGATCTCTTCCTTCAGCGCCGTGAGAGCAGCCGTAGCCGCCTCGGGCTCCAAGCCCAACTCGATCTGGAGCTTGATGTCGGTGAAGCGCTCCTGGAAGGCACCCGTGATTTCATCATCCAGCGATTCTGTGAACTGATCCATGTTCCCAATCAACGGGGTGAGCGTTACCCCAACTTGCTGGACAAGGGGATTCTGCTGGTCGAGGAAGAATTTCCTCCAGAACTCAGCGAGCCCCCGCAGCCGCGCCGTCTGTTCACGCGCAGCCTCGCTGGTGATGAGGCCCGCATCGAACTTCGATTGCAGAATATCGAACTGGGTGGACATGGGATCCACGAGCCCGTCCTTCCAGAAGTTCAGGAACTCCTTCAGCTTATCAATCTTGTCGGTATCGTCCCCCGTCCCCTCACCCATGGACGGGATCGGGGGCTCCATCGCCGCCATGATCTGGAAGGCGTCCGCGATCATCACGTCCCCGGCCAGCCGATACTTTTCTACCAACTCTCCAATCAGTTCCCCGCGACGCTCCAGCAGGGAGTTATAGGTCCCCTCGTGGAGCAGGGCCGTCGCCGGATTTTTCTGCATCCTCTGTTGGAGTTCGTTGAGGCGCACCTCGTTGGCGATCAGCCGGTTGATGGCTTCGGTAGCCTCATCCGCGAGCGGGCCGGGGAGCGCTGCCGCCACCGCCCGACCGCCAGCCCCGATCAGGGTCTTCAGTTTCTCAGCATCGGTGGCTGCGGCAGCGAGTTCGTCTGCCATATTGTAGATGGTCCCGGCCTGGTTGGCACGCTTCTGCGCGTCCACCATCTGGATGTTCTTCGCCAGCATATTGTTGGTGCGCTGAAGCTCGTTGGCATATTCGTACTGGCGCAGGGTGAGGAGCCGCAGCGCGTCCTTCTGCTCGTTGATCTTGGAGATCCAGTAGGCAATCCCGGCTACCACGATCCCACCAATCAGGAGGTACGGGTTGATCGCGCCCTGGAGGAAGGCCATAGCCGTCCCCGCCTCCCTCGCAGCCGAGGCGAGGGCGACTAGCTTAGCCGCGATCGCCCTCCCGACCAGGAACCCAAGGAACACGTTGATGGCAGTAGTGACGCCGCCGATCTTATCAGCAAACTCCTTCATAGCCATCACCGCGTCCCAGACGTGTTTCACGAAGCGGAAGATTTCGTCCCCCACCAGCATCACCTTGTCCTGCAACTCACGGAGCTTCGCTGGGCTGGTGCGGATCTCCTGAAGCCATGCCATGATGGCGTTGGTGGATTCGCGCAGGGGAGCCATCAGCGCGTCCCCAATGTCGGCCATGATGACGAAGTAGGCGTCCTTGATGTTGGAGATCACGCCGATCACGGTGGTCGCGGACTCCTTGGCGAAGCCCTCAAACTTTTCTCGGATGATCTGGAATAGAGCCTCGGAACGAGAGCCAAGCTCCGCAGCGAGCGCCTTGAACTCCATCGGGTTGATGGCGAGGGTCGGCAGCGACCGTGTGATGGCTGTGGGCGACCCAGCGATCACCTTGCCCACCACCTCAGCAACCTCCTGGAAGGTCCGACCGGACACAGCAGCCAGGTCGGTGAGGAGGGGGAGCGTCTTGTCGGAAATCTCCACGTTGAACGCCTGCAACGTGGTGAGCCCCTGGAAGAGGTCGGGAAGCTCCAGCGGAGTTTCGATGGCAACCTTCTTCAGCAATTCAAGGCGCTGGGCGGCGAGCGTGGCGTTCCCGCTCAGGACCACAAGCTGTTTGTTCCAAAGCTCCATCTGCATCGGGGCCTTGGTGATCGTTTCAACGAAGTCCCTCACCAGGCGGGTGACAGTGCTGATAATGAAGAAGGCCGTCATAATCCGCACCATACGCATGAAGAGGAGCCGGAACCTGTCCAGGGCGTTCCTCGCGTTCCCGAGCTTGGTGCCGAATCGGTCAGTACGCTCGCCAGCGTTCTGGGCTGCGGTCCCGTACTTCTTGGTACTGGTAGTGGCCTTGCGGATCTCCGTGTTGAAGTTTTTCATCCCACCCGTGGCCTGGGTGAACGGCGCGTTTGAGAACGCCGTCTTGATCGCACCCACCGCCATAGCAAGTTGTTCAAGAGCAGCCGCACGGTCCCTGATGGTCGCCGCCTTGGACCCTCCCAAGTTGATGACAATGTCGGTGCTTGGCATGGCTGCTCCTAGATGGACGGGATGGTCATAACCATCCGGCTGCTCGTGGTGTCACCCGTCATAAACGCCTTGTGCCAGAACGCGAAGACCGCGTTGGCATCCTCCTGGGTGTAGCCGATAGGATTCCTGGCGGGGATGTCGGTGCTGGGCATCCTGGAATGGAGTCTCTGCCGGATGATCTTCATGGGTCCGGGTTCGACCCAGTCCGTACCATAGTTCAGGAGGATACACCGCTGCGCCTTTACGTCCGTACCGCCCACCAAAACGGATGTATCGGTGAGATCATGCGGCCCGATATGGTCACGGGTGTACCCTGTCTCGAAATAGGGCTTGGTGCTGGAGTGGCCGTTCTCTTGGCGAATGTTGATGGTGGGGGTGGCGAGGGGCCTCATAGTGCCAGCGATCAGGGGAGCGCCCTTCGCCACGAAGGGGTAGGCGTTCACCCCCTTGTCAATGTTCTTAATCATCCTTTTGGCGATACGGTTGCCAGACAGGCGCAACCACTCCCGCGTGTTCCGCATGATCTTAGCGAGGTTGATTACCTTGACGACGAATGGGTCTGCGCTGCTCATTGGGCTCCCGCTTCTTCCTCCGCTCCTCCAGCCAATCGTCCACGACCTGCTTCGCTTCCGTAACAGCGATGTAGCAGACGCAGTAGATCGCTGGCTGCTCCAACCACGGCCTGTCGTTGTAAAAGAAGCGGGGCTGCATCCCCGAAATGTCCATCGAAATCTGTTCGACCACCGCCCTGGCCCATCGGGGAACCGGCAACGATGCTGGACAGATGGGAACCCGCTTCCTCCCCTGTTTCACTCTTAAAAACGCCCTGGGATGAACAGCCACCCCAGGGCGATTGAGTTCGGTGAACACCTTTTCGGTGAACTCCGTCAGACGTGGAAGCATCTCTGCCTTGGACTCAATTTGCACCTCAACCCCGCCGTCCGCAAGGGTGACGGGGTAGGTGTCTGGATCCAAGAGACAGACGCGGCCCGATGATGGAAAACCGTCGAGTGGACAGCCATCGCACTTCCCCTCCTCACTGGCCGCGAGGTAGTGCGCGGTAGCCGCCCACTTTAGGAGTTTTTTTCCTCCACCTCCAGTTCAGCAGCGCCGAGGATATGGGAATCCACGGGCTCTGTAATGTCGGAGGGCAGGAAGTTCATAATGGCGACGATCTGCCCGTCGTCCTCAATCGGATGGTCGGTCGGGATGGGAGAGCCGTCAGCGAAGACGCCCTCGAAACCCTTCTTCAGGTGGATAGACGCGATGGTCGTGGTGTAGAGGCGTACCAGGTCGGGAACCTCCTTCGCCTTCTTCCCTTTGCCGACCGTCTTGGTCATGGTCATGGCCTGCTGGCGGTTCAGCCGCCTCTTGAAGACGAACCTGGCCTCAAATTCGTCCCCGTCCCCGTCCGTGCCCTTGATGGTCATGGGCCTCAGACCGTCCTGCGTCAGATCAATCTTGATGGACACCTAGTCCTCCTCGGGTTCAACCCTGGTTTCTACTTGCGCTTCGGGCGCGTCTTCTTCTTCTGGATCCTCGTCCCATACTTCTTGTCCCGCTTCTTCGCCACTGACGGCTTCTTCCAGTGCAGGTAGTTCCTCTGTTTCACGCTCCGGTAGGGCATCGCCAGCCTCCAGTTCCTTCATCCTGGCCTCCACCTGGGAGGCGAACTGCGCCCTGATGTGTTCAGGTTCCAGAGCGAACGCATCAGGACGCAGAGCCCAGGTTTCGACCAAAGCCTCTGGTCGAATCTTCATGGTACCCCCTACGTCATGTCCGTGTAGGTCGTGGCTTCAGCCAGCGTGGTCGCGTTGAAGAAGCTGTTGGTACGGACGTCGAAGACGGTATCGACTTCGACCTCCACCAGCGACTTCGCCACGTCCGGGTCGATAACCGCACGGAACGGGACTTCCAGGGTAACGTCGGCTCCCACATCGCCTGACGTGGGGTTGAAGTTCTCGTGGAGCTTGCAGTAGGGCAGCGTGATCTTGATGTTCTCGTTGGTCCCGCTGGAGAACGTGACGGTCAACTCAAACTTGTACCCGTTCTTCAGGGCATCCAGGAAATCGCCGTCAACATGGCCCATGCCGATCGTCCCCGTCACCGAAGGACGGCCAGCAGTAGCAAGCGCGTTGTATTCGTCGTAACCGAGGGCATCCCGCCCATCAATGCCATTGGTCATTTCGATCGTGAGCGAGTCGAGCCACGGCGCGAACTTGGCCGCGACGTCAACATCGTTGAGTTCCATCAGCGTTAGGGTCAGGTCCTCGGGCGTCAGGACAGACTGGCTGGAGAACGAACCGTTCACGCCAGGACCCCACGCGGCCTCGGTCACATCAGCGACCTCGTCCCCACTCCTACCGAAGCCGGAAAAGGTGAACAGAAGGTAGTTGTCAATGCCGCGTGCAGTCTCAAACCGAATCATGTTGGCGACGAAGTTTTCGATGAACGCAGCGTTGTCGGAATCACCGAGGTCGCCGTGACCGTACAGGTACTCCAACCCGATGGAGTACACATCCGACATGGTCACGACTTCGTTGTAGGTCGCAGCCGCACCGTCATAGGTGCCGATGACGGCACCGTTGTAATCCGGCTTCGCATCCAGCATCCCGAACTGGAAGGTCCCTACCTCGGTGTAGGGTGACGTATACTCGCCCCCGGTGCCCGTGGCCCCTGGGGTAATCACCGTGTAGTCTCGGTTGTGGAAGAAGGCCATCAGGGGAAGAATCACATCCTCCGGCCTTGCATCCATGGTTACGGACGCTGTCGGGAACGTCCCATGAACACTGATGGTGTGTGCAGCCTGAGCGGCAGTCCCAGTGATCCGGTTCTCGGCGTTGCGAATTGCCCTGCCGACATTGATTTCCGGCGCTGACGACAGAGTCGGGAAAATGCCACGAGTCTGTTTGTTCGCGTTGTCCCGGCCACTGTAATGCTCAACCAATCTCAGGCCCGACTCATATCCACCGGGCATTGTTACCTCGCTTCCCTGGAGCTACCGCTCGCTGTGAAGGTCATAACTTGAAGGGCACTGCCGTCCGTGGTGTAGCGCACGGGCCCGCAGTGAACTCCACCTTGGTTGAGCAGCGATAAACGTTGCCCCATAAGGGCACTCATCACCTCTTTCGTGGTGATCGTGATGTCGCTACCCTGGTCGTCTTTGGGCCTACGTCCCATCGCACCCATCTTCCTGAAGAGGGTAACGACTAAAACGTTGAAGGTCCAAAGCGTTGTCTGGCCCATCCCAGGTTCGCCCTCCATGGCGGGCTCGGCGGGCATGATCCTCACACCGTATCGCCCAGTGCCAATGGCTTTTCGCAGCACTTCTGGCGCAGTGTCCGCGTCTGCGTCCACGACGTCAACGTAACCGTCCAGATAGCTCACCTCGGACACGATCTGGTCCCTGATCGCCTCCATGAACTCGTGGAGTCTCACGTCGCTCTGCGGCATGGTCCCTCCCTACGGAGAGCTTCTGCGTGTGTGGACAGCAACCCCACCGCTTGCAGCAGCCTCCGGTTCGGAGCCGAAAGAGAACTGTCCGTTCTCAATCCCGGTCCACATGGTATTCAGACGAATCCGAATCCACGCCCATTGTTCCTCAAACGCCTCACCTGCGTAAAGCCCCCGGACGCGATCCCAGAGAGCTTCATAGACGTTGAGTTCCACAAGGACCTCGGCGTAGTCCCCGTCATCTTCAGCTTCGATGGGGATAACCGTGAAGCGCTCCATGGCAGCGAAGCGCTCGTTGATCTTCCTTGCGGCCCTCCGAAGAGAGTCAGCGGCATTGTCTTCGTCGTGCTCCCAGAGGTCGTCAACCCCTGTCGGCATATACGCCCGAATGTCCGTGACGGTCGCGTATGCTACGAAAGTCATTATCCGTCGTCGCCCGTTGTGGCGTCAGCCTTTTTGGTTGAACGCCTGGTCGTTGCCTTGGGCTTGGATTTCTCCGCATCGTCCACCTGCACGAGCCTGGTCGCCACGTCCTCCAATTTGAGGATGCGATCCCCAGTTTCCCAGAGTCGGCAGAGGTTCTGCGCGTCAATCCCAGCCATAGCGAAAATGGACTCCATCAAGAGCCCGTCTGCGCGTTCCTTGAACCGCGTGTCCGTCCTGTACCGTTCGATGAAGGTCAACTTCGCCATCGGTCTACCTCGTAGTTGTGGAAACGGGCGGGGGCTCATCCCCCGCCCTATCCGGCCTAGCTGATGGTCGGCACCGTGTAGGTGTCGGCATGGAGGTACCCACAGGCCGCAGAAACGCGGTCGTAGACACCGTACCCGAACCAGTCAACCCAGTAGGCGTCCTGGAGGGGGAACTCGCGGTCGTCAAACCGCTTGATCCCGCGCAGCGCAGCCTGTTGCGGCACACGCCGACGCAGAGGCGCGAAAGCGTTCCTCTGCCCAGGGGCGGTGATGGTGTTGGCGAAAGCGATGTAGTAGGAATCCGGGAGCCACGGCACGACCCGAATCCAGCACTTGGCCGCGCTGTTGTATCCTTCGTACCGATCACCGTCCACACGCGCCCAAATCTTGTTGACGTCGGCCACCATGGAATCGTTGGCCTCAACGTGATTCGTGAACGCGATCACCGTCGCCTTCATGTTCTCTGGAATCCAGAGTTCCATGTGTCCACCGAACCCGCCGATGGACCTCGGCATGGCGTAACCATGCTCGCGGACTTCGTCGCAAGCCGTGGTCATGTCAGCCTCATCGAAGGTGGCTCCGATGGCGAGGTAATGGTCGTGAGTCCCATCGAACTCATTCCCGTTCCAGGGCGGGGGAGTATAGTCGGAATCCGCACCGACCAGGGGCTTCACCGCAATGTCACCGTCCTCCGGGAAGAGTTCGTCATTCCAGGTGTAGGCGGTGTTGGAGAACAGGGCACGCAGGGCGTCCTTGTAGAGCGCCTGCAAGTGTCCACCCATGATCTCCTCGAAAGTGGCGAGGAGTTCGATGTTCTTGGCCTTCGCCAGGAAATCGTAGCTCCAGCCGGAACGAGTCTCAAACTTGTAGAGGGGGAAGCCCAGCCCCGTGAGGCCAGACACCCGACGCCGCTTGGGACGCCCAGTCTCGGTGCCCTTTTCCCACTCCCCGAGAGCATTGTGCTGCCCGATCAGGGTCGCACGCTCGGTCGTGGTAATGGCGAGCCCACCGAGGATCAGGTCGGCAGCAGCGTTTCTTGCTTCCTGTCTCGCATCAAGCATTTCCCGGATACGTTCCCGAGAAAGTTTCTCAATGTCCATTCCCTGTACGGTGCCACCATACAGGTCGGGAGACAGGTGGATGCCATAGGTCGTATCAGCCATGGTAGTCTACCTTTCTCCCCGTTAGACGAGGCGTGGCAGGGCCAAGAGAACCTGAGTGGCGTTGATAGCAACACCAATCGGGATTCCCGTGACTCCGCTTGCGGTGGGATCTGCGTCGGCAATCGCTCCCGCAGTCGTAGAATTGTAGAGGACGGTCCCAGCCGTGAGGCCGGTGAAGCCCTCCAGGATGCCGCCGAACCTTGCGGTCACACGGTACCCAGCGGCTCCAGCCGTGGTGCGCACAGCCTTGAAGGATTCCACGACCCCAATGGGCTCAACGAGCCCGTTGGCGTCCGTGGCATCACATTCATCCACTGTGTCGTTGCCAGCGATGGCAACGAGGTCGCCCACGACAGGAGTGTAGCCGGATGCGGCATCAGCCGTGTAAACCTGATGGGCCGCACCCTCAACCGCTCGGATAGCAGCCGTCACCTTGGTTACATCAGCCATAGGTCAGCACTCCTACTCGGATGATTTCTTGATTAAACCAGCCCACTCGGCCTCCTGCTGCCCCATCGGGCTCCAGGAAAGGTCCTGCGCCATCGTGCGACCAGTTTCTCCATCCCCTGTTTCCGCTGGGTTGCCGGTTTCCTCAGCCGACATATCCCCAACGTCCTTCTTCTTCACCCCAGAAACGGCGAGGACGGCGTCAATCACTTTCAGCCGACCCAAGTAATCCTTCTTGGGTAGATCCTCCAGCAGAGAAAGGACGGGAGCCTTTGTCTCCTCATCCATGTCCTCCACCACTTTCATCCGTTCCCCGAGAACCTTCTTGACGTACTCCTGAGCCTTCTGAAGTTCGGGAACCTGGCCTGCGGCTTCCTCCAACTCCTTCAACCGCTCACCCCGCCGCTCCTCCTCGGTTTTGTCCTTGTCCTCCAGATCCTTCAGCTTCTTCTTCAGATCCGGGACGCCTTCAAGGAGGGTTTCCAGTTCCGAAATCTTCTCTCGCCTACCCTTGGACTCATTCCTGAGTTCTTTGATGTAGGTGATTAGCTCCTCCGTCGAAGATTCTTCCAGCTTCTTTTGCTTCGACTTGTCCTTGCCGTCGCCGCCGTCGCTGGAGCCAGCGTTCTGGGTTTCCTCATCCGAGTTGTCACCCGTGGGCTTGTTGCCCCCTTCATTCACTTCCTCAGCCATCATGGCCTCCGCTATGTACTCTCGGGTTGGGCGTTGGACCGCAACGTCGCGTTGGGTTCCGGCTTACGATCTGGAGACTTCTGCGACTCCAGTTCTTTCTCAATCTCGGTCTGCATCGCCTCAAGGTCGGCCTCCGACGCCTCCGGGTGCCTCTTACGAAGCTGTTCCATTCGCGTTTCAAGTCCAGCCTGGGTTTCGATCTGATCCTTCTGGGCCTCGGTATACATATCCAGCCCGAAGCCTTCTGGGGGCCAGGTCACAACCACACGGGAATCCGCGAAGGCTTGACGCTCTGGCTCCGGGAAGGCGTGGAACACGGTCATGTCCCTCACCGACCGGAAGAGATCCCTTTCTGCCTTGTCTGCGGCGAGGATCTTACGCCGCCGCCGCCTTTCGCTCCGACCCTGGAGGCGACCCAGCGCAGGAGCCGACCGTAGCTGGCCCAGCCCGCCAGAGCCCCCCGCCTGATTTCGCTCAATCTGAGAGAGTCCGAGGGCTTCATCTAGCATCGAATGGATTCGGGTGTCGTTGAGGCCAACATCGCTGAGTTGTGCCGGGGCCGCTACCTTTTTGATCTCCGCGTTCGGATCCTGAGCGACGTAGGCTACGTTCGGCCCCTTTTCGAGAATCTGCCTGCCCGTAGCCGTATCCTCCCGCATCGGTGGCTCGAAACCAGCGTACAGTGTCTCGGGGAAGGCGTGACTCCGTGCGATCTCCGCACCCGTGTAGATGTTCTCCAGCAGAAGAAGCTGCGCGGCCATACTGTCTTCGGAGTCGGCAATGTCGGCGGCGTTCCTGAACCATGTGAAGATGGTGCGGACGTCGCCGTAAAGGTTGTCGGTCCCCCACTGGTGCTGCTCCAGCTTCGTGCCCATCCACCGATACCACTTATCATCCGTGATAAGTTCAGTAATCGTGTCCCGCTCACCGGGGTAGCAGTCGGACATAACGGTGTAGGGGACGTCTTCGCTGATGGGCCGTTTGTACCACCGGATGATGCCGCCCAACTCGCGTGGGGTGTTCGGGTGCGGCACGGGGATCACCTGAAGGTTGTCCAGTCTCTCCATCCAGACACACCCATAGTCCTTGTGAAGTTGGCGCTGGTTGTCGGTCTTGGCGAACTTCCTGAGCCTCCGCGCCCTCGTGTCCACCCACTGGTTCATCACGACGGCGCTGCGCTCACCACCGACCACCCTCCAGGTGTCCCACATGAAATGGGCGATCTCATTAGTCTCCCAGAACCGATGGGCGAAGTATTCCTCCAGCCACTTCTGCTGCTCCGGGGTCGCCGTCGCCCACTCCCGCCATTCGATCCTACGATGCACAGAAACGCCGACCCCTGACGCATACAGGGCATCGGCGTGGGTGAGGACACCATCGCGGACGCGGTTCCAGGCGAGTTCGGCCATCCTGTCTGCCCGCGTCGTCTTCTCGTCCTCTTCCTCGTCGGGCCAGTCGGGGATGTAGTAGTCCCCCGAGTTCAGTCCCGTGCCTTGGATCTGGTCGCCGTTATAGAAGTCGCGGAGCTTCTGGATTTCCTCACGGTAGTCACTGTAATCGTTGAACGCCTGTTCGACTACCTTGAAGGCAGATCCTTCAGGATCGGTTTCTGAAGTCCTTACGGCACCAAAGACATTACGAGCTATTTCGAGAGTCTTGGAAATCCAATTTTCCATGCTTGACTCACAATGTCTCCTAGCCAGTTCGCCACTACCGCACTCCACACTCTAATTATTCAACCTGCGCACTGCAAGAGAAAGTGTCCTTTTTCAGTGACAGGGAATTAGTGGCGGTAGACTGCAAAGGCTTTCTTTCCAGGTGGGGTTTCTTCCTTCTTCCAGAAACGCCAGTGCCAACGTCGGTGGCGTAGGAACACCACAACGTCGTCGCCCACGCGCAGGGTTCCGGCGAACTCCCACCCGTGGGCGAGCAGGCTGGATACGCTGGCGATGCCCTGGATGTTGTTCCCGTGCATCTTGTTTTTCGTCGCGTCCAGCCGAACCGTTGTGACTTGGTACCTCACGAACACTTCCTCGGTGAAGTGTTGATCCCCGCCCGCTCCAGGCGTTCCTTCAATGCCTGCGGCCAGCGAAGACGATGGCAGGGGGTGGGCTTCGCGCTGCGGCCAGCCCTCTTCCCCCGCTCTCGGGTATTGGACCCTTTCTCTGCCATGACAGCCTCCTAGTGGAGTGTGCTAATCTGTCATGGCCGTCCTCCTCCCTATCGCGGGATCCTTAGTGCAAAAGCCGGTGCGCCCTGAACCTGGGAGCCAATATAAGCCAACGACCCCGCCATGAAAAAGTGGGGGTCGATCCCGCCCATAGCATCCTTGGGGAAATCGTACACCTCGTTCGCCAGGTCGTTGGAATAAGAGCGTACCATCACCGGGGCCTTGAAGTGGGCCCTCAGAGTCTCCTCTATACGCGCCGTCCCCACCTCCTTGACGATCCCAGCGCCCACCTCCCACGCCAGCCTCGGCACGATCAGGGACCGGCTCTCTATCATGGACTTCAGGCCCTCCATCGAAACGGGGCGGTTCACGATGATGTGATCCTTGTCCCCGCTCGGTTGCCAGAGGATCCTGGTGCTGCGAGAGAACGTCGCTCTCCGTGCCCGCCGCCCGATGGCACGAACGAGGGTCCTGGTTTCGTTGGTGTCGGGCATGGAGTCGATAATCAGGACGGGCTTCCCACGCCGCCTCCAATACTCCAGAAGCTCCGTCGTGTCCTTCACCCATCCCACGCCGACCAGCAGTTTCTCGTGATCGCTGATCCGCTTCATTTCGATGATGTGATACTGGCCCGTCCGAACGTCCACGCCGATCCAGTCCCCCTTCATGGTCTGGATGTTGTAGACGTTCCGATAGACGAAGTCCTGAGCCCACAGGTCGTCGTAATAGTTCGTCGTGACCGCTTCCAGGTCCTTGTCGGTCAGCCTCCCCTCCCTCGACAGGTAGGGCATCCCGAGAGAGTAGTTCCACCACCGCCGAACATGAACGGGATCGCTGGCCTTAATCAGGTTCTCGCGCAGTCTTCGCAGCACGGCTGGGGTGCCGCCCTCATAGAGACGCTGGAAGATTTGCAGGTGGTACCCGGAAAGGTCCCTATCGGGGTAGGTGGCCACCCACCTGCCCCCGCCGAAAGAGGGATTAGATGGATCAAATGGGGCAACGGGGTCCAGCGGCTTACCGCATTTCGAGCAGGGGATGAAATAGCTCTTCCAGTGCGCGAAGTTCTCCTCCCCCAGGAAATCCAGGAAGAACTCCGTCGCATCGGCCATGTCGTATGGGCCCAGCTTTTCGGTCAAGTTGTTCTCGCTGCCGCAGTGCGGGCACTTAATCAACCACACCTTCTGGTCGGATACCAGGAATGAGCGGTGGATCCCGAACGCGGGGAAGGACGGCGTGGACACCTCAAACCAGTAAGTCTCGCCCATGGCCCCCTGAGTACGGGAGGTTTCTGCACCAAACAGAGACTCCTGGTTGTGCATATCGTGTTCATCAACCGTCACCCCATCAGCATCGAAGGTGGCGATAGCTGTCTCGGTTGTCGTATACCGGAGGTAGATTTCGTGACCGAACGCCGTGACGTTGCCCTCGTTCTCTGCGGTGGTCATCCGGCGAAGGTAGGGGTTGGTGGCGAGCGCACCCTTGATGCGGGTTCGGAAGAAGTTCCGCATCGCCTGTTGGGTCGGGAAAAGGATCCCCCAGTTTGTGCCGAGGTTTGCCACAGCCCAGAACGGACGGGCGAGGGTGAAGAGTTCGGACACCGCCATCTGGGCTGACTTCATCACCACCTGACGCCTGGCCCGATCGCGGCAGATGTCAATCTGGCAGGGGAAGGCGTCGAAGGTGAATGGCCTGCCCCGCATCATCCCAGAAGAAATCTTCCAATCGCAAACGGCGAAAAGCCATTCGTGAAAGGATACGGGCTCAGACACCCTCTTTGCTCTCCAATCTTTGGAGGATGATCTTCCTGTGAACCATCCCGTATTTCTGGTTCCTGATGAACATTTCCTCCGGGATCACAACCCCGTAGGCCCACACCACACTGCACGTCGCACATTTCATGTGGACGTCACAACGGAACGGATAGGTGGCGTGCCCGCCGCGCTTGAAGAACCTGAAGTAGCGCAGGATCACGTCTACGGAGGAGCAGCACGGACAAGATGGGATAAACTTGGGGACAGGGAACCGCTCCCCCATGTGCCACATCCTCCGAACGTTCTCGTGAACTTGTTCGATGGGGGGGACCTGAAGGAGGGCCTCCAGGCGCTCCCTGGGTGATGCGTCAGCGTCGAAGGTCGCCATGTCTCAATTCCCTCAGTTGGTCAATCCGCTCCTGGTCCGTGATCTCACCCTCATCAAAGAGCTTCTGGATCTCCTGCTCTGCTTTCGTCTTCGACTGCGAGGCCACCCGCTCGGACGGGGAAGCGAGGAGTGAGGCAATGTCCTCCTCCTTCATCAGGCCATCGAAGAACCGGATGTGCCGCTCCATCGCCTTGTCCATGGCGATAATCCTAGCCTCCTTTTCCTTCGCCTTCAGGCGTGACCGCGCAACGGTGAAGATCCGCTGGCGGTAGAACTCAATCATCTTCGCCCGCCAGATGATGCGCTGCGACCCACCGACCAGGGGCGAGAACACCTCCAGCGCGTCCAGCATATCGGCGTGGATGGCATCGACGATGGGGCGGTGGGGGACGATCACGGAGGCGTGGTAGCTCCCGCTCTCCCGGTCGGGTGGCACCTCATCCCGCTTGATGCGCTCCTCAATGATCCTGGCCTTGATCCCCCGCCAGGTCACGCCGATAGCACGCCCCAGGATCACCAGAGCCTTCTCCTCCACGGAGAGCATATTCTCTTCCTTGGCTCCGGGAGGGAGGCCGCGACTGCGGCGAATGTGCGAGCCCATCTGCATCGCCCTGGACTCGACGTAGTTGTAAATGTCCTCCAGGGGTGACTCAAACGGCATGACCCCGGTGGCGAGGAAAATGTCATCCTCACCCGTGGGGTCGGGGGCGAGCATTGGGGGTACTGGCGCTAGGCCGACCTCGATACGATGATCGTTGGTTTCCGCAGGGCTCCTCAGCCCAGCGGCACCAATCGCGGCGGTGGGCGTGACCTTGGGGTCGGCCATACCTACCTCAACTGAGGTCGCGGAATGAGAATGTCAGGGCCTTTGTTGCGGGCCGCAGCCGCCGCCTCCCTCGCCACCCCGGCCCGGTGGATGCCCTGCACCACCATAGCGTAGTGCGGGCCGACGAACATCTTCAGAAGCTCAAAGGCTTCCTTGCCGCTAAACCCCTCGGTACGGAAGTCTTGGTACATTTCAATCGCTTGCTTAGCCAACTCTTGACCAAGGCGGGGAGGCTGGGGGTCCGGGGAGTCCTCCCCACTTTTGATGATAGGCGTCGCGCTCACTCTTCAACTCCTCGAAAGGACGTGGTTCCCACCGCCGAATCGTCAGCGGACCTAGTCCAAGGAACCATCGGTAAATGTAGCGAAGGTCGGTACTCCAGTTCAAACGATGGAAGCCGAACCACCACTCGCGGACCCGCAGAACGTACCAGACGAACTGAACCCCGCGCACTGCGACCTTGCTCTCCATGTCAAACCACCTTCGGAAATTGGATCACATCCTCACCATAGCCGACTGGCGGCTCATCCGTGCTCGGCGTCATCCCGTACTCTGACCAGAAGTGTTCGCCAAATTTCAAGCGTTTCCAGATCGTGCAGTAGGGCTTATGGGGGAGGGCGTCGCAGCGGCAGTCTATTCCGGCCATCATCCTTAGTGCCTTGCTCCCAACCCTGAAGCCGACGATCGCGCTATCGACCTTGGGCACGAGCTTGAGAAGGCTGTCGGCACCCTCCACCCGTAGCGCCATCATCCATTCAAGGATGTATTTCAAGTCCCTCCGCAACGCGGCAGACCACGACGTCGGCTTGGTGTAATTCTTCCCCGACAACATTCCCCCTCGGTGGGGGATCGGCAGTCGTCGGGGATGTTCCATTACGGGACCACCTCTGAGGCCATATACGAAGAGGCGTCGGTTGCTGTGTAGGTGTAAAGCACGCCTCCAGCATTGTCGGAGATTGTGTGGGCGTTGTCAACGAATCCGTTTGTGTTGTATCCAGGCTGCTCGGCCCACCACACGGGTTCGGACCGCCACCCAGGAACCAACGTGACGTCCTGCCCCGCAGCCTCGCTTTCGGGCTGCTCCTGGCGGGGAGGACCGGCTAAAAACCCCGGATGATGATTTCGACCTGAGACAGTTTGTCCATGTAGGAGTCGGGGAGTTGCTTGGCGACGCGCATCGCCACTTCACGTTCGTCGTAGGCGAGAACGACCTCGGGGAAGATGATGATTTCGGACTTCGGGTCCTCCCCGGCGTCCTTCTGGGCTTTGGTGGCCCTTGGGTGGAAGATGGCTGCGTACTCAAAGAGCTTCTGCCTCGCCATGCTAGTTCTCCTGCTGGAAGTAGATTCGCACGCCGCCAGGCTCTTTCCTGGTCGCCACGCGGATCCCGTGATGCTTGTTACGTGACGCCCATACCCTGGCGGCACTCGCCGCTCTGTCCGCGTCGTCACCCTCGAAAAAGAAGTCGCAGGGCAGCTTCATCGGGCCGAGGGCCCAGGGATACTTCTTGTAGCCTTCCGGTGGAATTGCTGTCACGATATTACCTCCCTTCACAGAACAGAATAGCCAGTGACGGCCCGAAACACAAGGTATAGATATGAAAAAACGCCCTGAGACTATGGGCGTTTTCTGGTCCCCCTTTTGTCGGATTATCCCCCGGCTCCACCCGTAGGGTTCCCGCGTTGTCCACCAGCGAGGCTGGTATGGGCCATGACTGCCGTTTTGAAAGCCAGGCGTTAGGCTTGTCGCACCGGATGTACTCGGTCTTCACACTCGGGCCAGGCTTGCGGCCTGCGGGCTCCCGCTAAGGAGCTACCTCCGTCTTCCGACCAAGTAGGACTGACCTTGGGAGTCTGTCCCACCCCACGTTCCCCGGAGGGCGTGGGATTAAGCCACTTTTGTCTCCAGTGCCGGACGGGTCTTTCCGTTTTTGGTGTATGATGCGGGGGTCGAACCCGCGACCTAAGCGTTATCGCCGCTTTGCTCTTACCACTGAGCTAATCACACTTGGTTAACCTGCGAGAAAGAGCCCGTCCGGTGGGTGCCTGACCTTTTGAGTCAGTCAATGCCACTCTCCCTCTGAGTTTCACGTCGCCGCTACTCCTCGGGCCACACGACCATCGGGTGTCCCAACCCTTGCCCGTGCGGTTCTTCGTAATCGCCTTCGTCCTTGATCGGGACTCAAACTCTCACGCTACTCGTTCACTGTCGGCCCTCGTTCCCCCACCCTTCGCAGCCAGCGTTGCCCACTGCTCGGGGTGGTCCTCCTTCGGGCTTATCTCCCGGTTCGCGGAAGCGTCAGTCGTGGAAGTGTCCACGCCAACCAGCGCGAGCTTACATGGCTGGACCCGTAGGCGGGGGGTCGCAGGAAACCGATCCCCTTTCGCCGGGTCGCCCCGGCATATCCTCACAGACCCCATGCGGCCTGTATTCCAGTTTTCAATCAGCGACCTGGAAGATAACGTCCTGTAATGTGGTGTCAAGGGGTATGCTGCATTTCCTTCACCAGGTCCTCGAAACGCATCTGGTAGACCTTGCGGCACTCCACGCAGAGCTTTTTGTACTGCGGCTCCCGGCGCTTCCATGGGACCATAAACCCACAGAGCGTGAACCCCGGCTTCTGTGGATCCTCGTAGTGGTCTTTACCCCACTTCTTGATGCGCACCCGCTCCATCGTACCCCACCTTATGAAAGAGGCGATCAATCGCCTTCAGTGTCTTGGGGAAGCGCACTGTCTCCAGGCGCATCGGGATCTCAGCCGTGGCGATGATACAGGCACGGGCTCGGTCGAGGACGGCCAACGCTTCGGTTAGTTCCTCGATGGGGACGAGGACACCGGACGCCTCCTTCTCGTCTTCGTCCCCCCAGCGGTCGGCTGGCGGCAGGGTCCGCTCCTCCAGATTACTGACCCGCGCCGCCAGGGCGTCCACATTCTTGCTCGTGGATACAACGACCTTCATAATATCCCTAGCTACGTCTAGGAGTCTTTCACCCCACTGCTCATCAACTAAGGCCACGAGTGCTCCTCCCTATGGGTTCGCCAGTGTTCTTCCGCACCTGCACGCAGCGGTCGTCCCAAAGCTCCACCATCCCCATGTCCTTCTCGCAGGTGATGGGCAGAACTTCCCCCAGGTGTTCCCTACACCAGGCTTCGATGGCGGGGTGGGCCTCGTGGCGCTCCTTCGCGTCAGCCACACGGGCAGTGAAAATCTTCACCTGCCACCCCTCCTCCCGCCACGCCAACACCCGCTCCACCATCCTGGGGACAGGGGGGCCGATGATGGTCGGCCCCTCCCACTTGTCGTAGACGGCCAGCGTTCCGTCGAGGTCAACTCCGATCCAGGGCCTCACTAACCGTACCTTTCGCTTTCCGTCCAGTGGAAAAGATTCCACAGGAACACAGTCAGGATGGCGATGACCGACAGGTCCCAACGGCCCCAGAGATCCATGACTACGTACCCGGCCTGCACTGACACCAGTAGGGCGAGGCCGGTCACGAGTGCGTTCCACGACTGCCACCACCTCGCGTCCTCCCCGGCGTGGGCCGAAATCCACTGCTGGAACTCGCTCAGGGTATCGCCGCCCCGCTTCCTGAACGCCGCCCCCCAAACCTCCAGCACCAGGAAGGCAATCAGGATGCCTCGGGTGAACCAGACGTGGTGCCAGAAAAACAGGTCAGCCAGGAACACCAGCCACCAGACGGCCCAGGCGACCATCCAATCTTTACTCATCTTCCCCATTTTCAGCCTCCTTTTGGTGTGGGGCCAGAATCGCATCCACATCCAGCCCCAGGACGTCCCTCAGGCCGACCTTCAACGTCAAAAGCTCGGCCAGGTGAATCCCCATCAGGGCGAAGTCCCGGAACTCCTCACAAGGAGCCTTCCCGTCTTTCTCCTCCTCGTAGGTCTTCCAGGCTTCCTCCATCGTCCCGCCGTAAACCGACGTCATCACCACGGCGGTCAACTGGAGGCCCAAGTCCAACACCTCCGCTTCCGACCAGACGCGGGCCTCCGCATCCAACGTCCCCCCAGGTACAACCGCTTCCCTGATCTCTGCCATTTCATTCCCCCTCTGTGAAGTCGAGCGATGAATCCAGCGAGCGAGGCGGGGGACACTCCACCAAACCCAATTCTTCACGAATCGGCGGCGAAATTTGGTCCCCCCATGATTCACTCTTTTCTTGGCTTTTATATATTCTTATTATATTGTGTCCCTCGACGCTGTACCTTTCAAAAGGCAACTGCGCTGTAAGTCGTTGTGGCGAAAGAACTTGCTGACCCGCGTTGCCGTACCTTCGCGCTGTACCTTTTTTATCGCTATAACAAATCGGCTGAAAAGGGGTCATTTTTCAAATTCTTTCGGTTGAGGTTTGACGAAAAACGGAAGATCGTGAAAGACACCAACCCTCCCAGGAGCAGCCCAGCAGTCCAACACGTCCACCTGCTCGTAGGAGGCTTCCAGGTTCGGGTCAGCCTCCCATGCGAGCAGGTACCTTCGTACTGCCCGTGAGCGAGCATAACGACGGCATCCAGGACCTTCCCTTGCGAAGTCATCCCAGCACCCACGGCACAGGCCGGTTCTCTTCCTCGGTTCCGTCATCCGATCGCCGCCACATCATGTCTCCGTGTTCGTCTGCTACGAAGATATGACAGTTCCGCTTGACCGCGAAACGGATCGTCCCGAGTGTGCCACGGGAATGACCGTCCCAGAGGGCGATCAGGCCGTCCGCGACCTGGATCATGTGGTCGGAGCGGACGAAACCAGCCTTCTTGCCCAACTCATCCCACATCGGGGGGAAGACGGCGTACTGGGTCCGGGTATGTCTCGCATACCGGGTAGCCAACTGGTCTACGCCCTTCGCACCCCCGGTGAGGATGAGGTTGATTCGGAAACGAGCCCCGTCAATCGCCTTCACGAGGGCGTCGTAGTCGTTGATCCCCCGAGAACCCGCGATACAGACGATCACGGTACGAAGGTGATGATCTTGTTCACGAAAGGGTTCAGCCCAATACAGGTGACGAAGAATGTCGGAATCCAGATCAGGTTGAACGCGAAGAAATGACCGAAGAGGATCATGCTCATGTCACCCCCTACGGAAGGAAGATGCGAGGCCACAGGCAGGACACCACCCAGGCCAGCGAGAGAGTCAGAACCGAAGTCATTGTCAGTGCCTCCTGTTAGAATGGAAGATCGTCGTCTACGTCGTCCAGCGGACCCAGGGGATCGGTCGTTTCACCCCTCAGGTCGGACGGCGTAGTCTTCTTGGGTTGAGAATAGCTCCTACTGGAGCCCTGATGGCTGTCACTGTCTTCCCTGGGGTCGAGGTTGATGAAGCGATCCACGACGACGTCCGTAAAATACTTTTCCTCGACCTTGCGGGTGCGAATGTAGCCCTCCACGTAGATGCGAGAGCCCTTGTGGAACCATTCCGCAGCCTGTTCAGCCGATTTTCCATAGAAAACGAGCCGATGCCAGGTCGTTTCCTCATTCCAGTCCTCTGACCCGCCCTTCCGGTAGTAGCGAGTCGTCGCCAGGTTGATGTTCGTGACCTGACCACCCCCATCGAAGACATGGACCTCTGGGTCGATGCCTGCGTAGCCGAGGAGGCGCACTTCGTTCACATAGCTTGCCATCGTTACTCCAGGTGAAAGGTGTACTTGCCCATCACCGACTCACCGCGTCCCTCGACGTCGGAAAATGGTGTGAGCATGAAGTGAACGGTCCACTCACTCGCCTCATCCGGGATCCTGGACCCGTCAGTGTCAATCAGGAAGGTGAAGGGTGCGAAACCGCCCTCATCCGTCCATCCGAAATACTCCAGAGGATCATCAGCCTCCGGGAATCCCCCCAGATCGTCCGTAATGGTCACAATCACGGCGTCAGCGGTCGCATTGACCACCAGATCCAGGTAAGCCCTTCGCTCTGTGACGAAATTGTGGCCGTCATAGCTCACCTGTTCCGACTTGACGCCAGAGCCTTCTGTGGTGAATGAGTGAATCTTCATCTGAGATTGAAGATTAAGGAACAGAACCATCGCCAGCAGCGCAAACATCAGCCACATCCTCCCTCCATCAGGTTTTCGATGGGTGAAAGTGCCTCCTGGGGCACGAAAAAGGCCGCGTGCCGCACATCGTCCCGCCAATAGTCCGAAACCTGGCCCCTGGAGGTCACGATGTACCCCACGATCTCCAATTTATCCAGCCGATTCCCCGTCACCAGGACCGAGTATCGCGCCATGTCTCCCGGATGGAGAATCAGAGAGCCCTTCGGGAGGGGCGTCCACCTCACGCTCACGCTTCCGGCGACGTCAACGCCGTCGTCGGCGTCCAGTCCGGATGCCAGCCATTCTCTGCCAAGGGTTCGCGCCACCAGAAGCTCCGAAGCAGCCGCCATGCCGTGCGTATGAGCCGCCTGCTCTGGTGTCGGCCTGTAATCGAAGCGGTGGGCGGAACCCTTTTCATCAGAATACTCGCAGCGGGCCCTACCGCGCCTGTAGGCTTGCTCAAGCCAGCTTTGGGTACGATCCAACCCATCTTGGGTATCGTCTGATCTATCGGGTGTTAAGCCGCTTATCGGCTGATCTATTGTATCGCCAACAATAGTATTGTCGGGTTGAGAATCGGATGGCCCCGGAGTGCCGTGGATGGGGCAGGGTGGGAAATAGGCATACCCAATACTTTCGGTCAGCCTATGCCCCAACACATCAAAGCAGTTGCATTCCTCAACACTCCGGGGCTCCGCTACGTCGTGGTTTCTGGATTCCACGTCGGCTCCAACCCCGGCATCGGCCTCATCTCCTTTCAGTGAACGTGCTTGGGCAGTTTCGATATAACCGTTGTCTTTGATGATTTGGGTAATCCAACCCACCCGCTCCTCCAAGGCTTGAAGGCGAACATCCATTTCCCACGCCTTCAGCCGGTGAGCGTGTGCCGCCGATCTCCAGAACTCAATAGGGTCCACCGGCTCGTCCATCATCCACCTCCCTTCAGGGCTTCGGTGGCGATGTCAATGGCGTTGTCAACCAAAGCGCAGGATTCCTCCATCCCTCTTCGGGGCTTGTTGTAATAGTCGTTTGTCATTTCTAAGCGTGCTCGCCTAAGAGCGTCGGCGGTCATGTTCAGCGCCCCCCGCAGCCTGTCGAGCTCATCTTCCAACCGCCCAACCTCTTCGGGCAGATAGAGATTGGTCGGGTCGCTTTCTCGTAATTTCTCCACCCTTTCTTGCTCTGCGGTTGAATGAAAAGAAGCAATGCAGTTTCCGCGACCGCAGACAGAACAACTCATTCCGAACCTCCCTTCAGGGCTTCGGTGGCGATGTCTTCCGCTTTGTGGTATGCACAAACGAACCCCTCGACCAGCATATCGCTTTCTGGCCGACATCTTGGACAGGCCCAATCCTTCGGTGGGTCGGCCTGTTTCCATAGGTTGACTACCACTTCCCGCAGCCTGTCGATCTCGGCCAAGAGGGCGGTGACATCTTTTCTCCCTTGGGGGCCGTAAACGAGCCGAATGGTGTTTTCCTTCGTCACCCGCTTCCGGATCTCTTCGATGGGGTCACTCATGATCGGCTCCTAGGATCTTTTGCAGGGCGGCGGCGATCTTACCAGCGGCTACGATACGCCACCCACCGGGATCTATGTGGGCGAGTTCTTCTGGCTGATGGAGTAATGTGCCCTTGGCAAACTCCACCATCCACTTCTCCACCGGACCCACGCCGTTCTCGTGGTGCTGGAGGATGGACACCGGGACGGACCCGCCACGGCCTTCCGGTGGGTGAACAACTATCGGATGCGGTGGCCGATACCCACCGTGTTCATAGGGCTTCACGTCCTTTGTCCGAACGCGCCCATGAATCACCACCCGCTTCGGGTCACTGTCCATCTTTCAACTCCACCATCTTGATGATGAGATAGCCAAGGTCCTCGGCTACGTCCGGTGTCAGGAACCCATCTTCATCAACGGCTCCGGTGATCTCCACCAACTCAGCGAGGGCGGCTTGGATGAAGGCGCGGGAATGGGTTCGATAGGATTCCGTCAAGATGTCCCAATCCCCTTCCATGGACCCAGGCATAGCTTCCGTTCCAGCCTTCGCCATCCGTTCCAAAACCTCACGGCTGTTCATCGTCGGCCTCCGGCTTGCTCATTTCTTCGACATACTTCTCCCACCTGTTCTTCCTGATGAACAGGCAATGAGAGATTGTGGCTTGGTGCATGGCTCCCGTAGCGTCCCCATTGGCACCAGCAATCACGGCCTCCGTCAGACCCCTGGCGTCATCGTTGTCTTCGTCGATGACCCCGTAGATTCCTTTGAAGCCGTGAAACCTTGGATCGGCCTCCGGGTGTGCGTCCAGCCATTCCATTCCGGCTTTCACCATGTTTCGACAGCACTCTTCGTAGCCGCCCCCGAACCCGCTGATCTCACCCATTTCGGGCGTAAACTCATACTTCGCCATCGTCGGCCTCCTCTTTCAGCATGGCGTTGGCCATGTCAAGTGCATCCTGCGCCAGTTCATCTAGTAGAAAATTCTTTGACAGTGTGGGATTTGCCAACATCCCCTGCATCGCCAACCCCGCATACCACTGGCGCAGGGTCATGCCGTGGTGCCTAGGCTGTTTGATCGGGGTGCTGTCTTCACGGTGCCCCTCCGTGTATTCTCCGCACGGAAACGCCGGTCCTCCATCATTCTTTGCCATCGTCGGCCTCCTTCCCGGCGAGGATGGCTAGTGCTTCGCTGGCGCGTTTTCCGAGTGACTTGAACTCGTCGGGCAAGTGGTGACTCGTGTAAGCCGCCATGATCGCTTGGGCGACAATGCTTAGGGCCGCCTCCCGCTCCCGGCTCGGTGGTGCTTGATTGAGCAAAAGAAATCCGTCTCGGTGGCAGACCTGACATTTGATCTGATACTCAACTACCGAACCCTTGGGTGCATCATCCCGGTCGAGTGCCAGATCGCCCAAAGACGCTTGCGGGTGGTTCGCGGCACCCACAACAGCGAACTCACACACTCCATGCGGCCCACACATCTCCCCTTGCTCCCGGCTCGGCTTGGGATGGAGGTAGAGGGGGAGGTCGCCATCATCGGGTTCAGCCCAGATGTTCACGGAAGGTACGCTCGGCTCCATGGACGAAACCCGCGCCATATCCAAGGGCGTGATGTAGCCAATGGGACGTTCCGCCACCGGCTCCCCCTCGGGCTGAGCCTTAGATCGCTTTTCCTCCATGACGGAACCCCCTTTCTCGATTCTTGGCGAGCTTTGAAGTGACTTCGCCGTCCATGTCGATGCCCAGGCCACCGGCAAGGTCGAGAACCCGGATGAGCGTATCGGCCAATTCCTCGGCTACATTCTCGCGGTCGCCGTGGCGAAACCCCTCCAGGGCCTCACTAACCTCCGAATGAATCAGACAGAGGAGGGTGGGGATATGCCTTTCATCGTCCCATGATTCAGGCGTAGCCACCTTCCAGCCGTTCCCAACGTTGATCTCGTTGATTTCGGCGGCGAGGGTGTTCAACGGCTCCCCATCGGACCTCAGCAGGTCGAGGAGTTCAGTGGCCTGTTCTGGGCTCAGGATCACCACGTTCGCGCCCTCCTCAAACGGCCCCACCTGGGCGATGAAGTGCTGGTACTCTGGATCGCCATGGTGGTCTACCTCCACGCTCCCGGCCATACCGTTCGGCTGAAGCAGCCACTCCACCTTCTCAATCTGAAGCTCACTCATACCGCCACTCCTCCTCGGGGCTCAGGTAGAGGGGCTGCACCACCCTCACTCCCGGCACCCGTTCCTTGAAGAAGCCGTCGTACTTCGTGACCAGCCAATCCTGCTTCCCTTCCCAGCGGTACAGGACTCGCCAGGCCACGACTATGCGCCCAGGTGAACCCCTCCCCAACAGCGAGAGCGCCAACATGAACAGGCCCAGGGAGGCCCCACACACGAGCCCGAAACAGAGCCACGGCCAGTTAATCGGTCCCATGGTCCCCCCGGGCTGCTCGGGCCAGTTGGTCGAGCGCCGCTACGGCCATTTCCGCATCCGTTTCGGTGAGGAAATAGGCCAGCGGAAAGTGTTTTGCGCCGTCCCTCACGAACAGACACCACCGCTTCCGGTTCGGGAAACGAGTGATGCCGACGCCGTAGTCGGCTGAGAATGAAAACTCCACGGATTTCATGGCTTAGCCCTCCGATTTTATGAACTCCAGGAAGGCGTCCTCCACCTCAAACTCGGAACCATCCTTCGCGTAGATGTTGCACTGCGGGATCTCACCACAGGTACAGAGGTCGAGGTCGCTGCAACCATCGCCCAGCGGACACTCCTCCCTGTGCTCAAACTCCAGGACCATGACACCCGGAGTCTTGACCAGCATCGCCATGTACTTGTAGAACTCGGTGATCTTGTCGGTGGGGATGCTGAGGATACTGAAGCGAGTCATCTTTGCCATACGTTACTTCCTTTCCGCGTCTGCGTTGGGTTCGATCACTTCCTCGACCACCTCAAACGAGGTGCGAGCCGTGAATCGGTTCGTAGGGGTGATTCGGAAACAGAGAACTGCGCTGTTACGGTGGGCACGAAGGATACCCTCCGCAGCCTTGGCTACTTCGGCCAAGTCGGAACAGAGGACGGGATTATCCGGATCCTGACAGTCTTCGATGACGATATAGGGGAACTGCGATAGGTAGGAATACGCCATGGGTTCTTTCCGCTCCTTTCGGTTCTTTCCGCGTCGTATAAAGGTCCGGCCCAGTTCACCCGCCCTCTTGTACTTCAGAGCTAGACTCTGCTGCTTGGGCTTTCCACGAGGATAGGGATTCCTGGGCCTCGCCTTTCGCTAGGGGCTCAGTCTCGCACGGAGACTAAGTAATGGCATACTACAACAGGTTACAAGGGCTGTCAAGGCTGTCGCGGCACCTGAAAAAAGAAAGCCCTTTATGACATAAACCGTGCATGAATTTGCACGGTAGATTTAGGCGAGCCTAAAAATGGCTGAAATGAGCCACCCCCTTTTTTCGAGGCCGCTATAACAACTGCGCCAAATATGTGAGGGGGTACCCGTTCCGCCTCCAGGACCCCAGAAACCCCAGGGGCCCGGTCCGGTGCCGGGTCTGCGGGTTTGGCTAGTGTGGCATTTTGCAAGTGGGGGTCGATCCGGTCCATTCCATTTTTCTGGATTCTGGATATTTCGGGGGTGCTATGGGTTCGGGGGTCAGTATGTGGGATTCTTCCGACTGTCCCATCCAGAGTACGCCTCAGCGCCCCCAGTTTACGAAAGTCTTACAGTTGACAGTTTGGTGGGTCGCTCCTTCAGACTGTAACGTGCGAGGGCCGGGGCAAGTTCCGGCTAGTGGGTGGGGAGGTTGCGGGGTTCTTTCACGTTTCAGCTAGGGGGTTCCATGTTGGTTCAGGTGCTGGGTGTTTCGGTGCTGGTGCTGGTGTTCTTGTGGTCGTTCGGTGACGTGGTGCGGGCCAGTGTGCGGCGGCGGGCTCTGCGGAAGAGGGTCAAGCGGGCTCTGCGGTATCTGGTGCCGGTGCGGTGCCGGTCGGTCCAGTCCATCAAGGGCAAGTGGGGCGGCAATGGGTACGGGCTCCGGGGGTCGTGGTCGCTGGGGGAGGTCTTGGGGCTCATGCTCTCTGAGGTGGGCACGGTGGCACGGTGGGAAGGGACGGGACGGGCAATCGACGGGAAGGGGGCTCCGTGGCGGTCCAGGGCCGGGGGCGTGGGGGGGGGAAGTGATACGGGGCGGGGGTGGAACCGGTGGTAGGCTCGGACGGTGGGGAGGTCTTCCTCCGGGCGTTGGCGTTGGGGCAGTTGGATCTTTTTGGTTCGGTCGGGTCGGATCCGTGCCAGGAAGACCTAGTGGCTCAGGCCCGTTTGGTGGGCCCGGATCTCCTGGGGCCATTGGTTCGGGGCCGGATCCGGGCGGGTGTCTGTAAGTGCGGCGGGAGGTGCCGGGGGTGTCCGTCCAGGGGGAAGGGGGTCTAGTGCTTCAAGCTGGACTGGGGTTTCTCGTGTTCCTGGTGGTGCTCGTGTTCCTCATCATGGAAGGGGAAAAGTGATGTGTGAGACTGAAGGTTGTTCCGGTTCCTCCTGGGTGTATGCTCCGGGATCCAAGGAAGAGGAAGTCGGAAAGGAAGTGGCACGGTGCGAGGCTGTGTTGGAAAAGGGTGGCGCGTTGTTCCGGGGGGATCTATACGGGTGGGTGGCTTCCATCTGGGACCGTACGGCAAGGCTCCGTGGGTTGTTCGGGGGCGGTTGGCGTTGGTCGTGGGTCGGGGCCGTTGAAGGGTCGGTGTCTGCCGGGGATGTCTCCAGGGAATGGACGGACTCGTGCATGGCGGCGGGGGTCCAAGGGGTGGGAAGCGTTCGGGTGTTTCAGCCCCAGCATATCAAGGCGCACCATTTCGGGCTCGTGGAGGTTCAGCCGTCTTTCGAGGTGTTCAGGCGCAGGACCATGGAAGCGGGGGGTGATGTGGGGTTCATGGATTCGGGGCCCGACTATTTCCGGGTAGAAATTCCGGCGTCTGGGGAGTTGGGGCGGGATAGGCTCAAGGGGGAGTTTCAGGATTTGCTCGCCTATTCTGAAGTCATGGACGGGGCGCGGGATGCTGTGGTGTTCCGGTGCGAGGAAGGTGGAAAGCCGTCCAGGGTGTTCCTCCGGGCCTTGGGGAAGTTGGGGAAGCGTTTGGTGGGGGAGGATGGGGCGAATCTCCAGCGGGCCGGGGCTCTCTTCTGCGAGGCCATGGGTCAGCGTTGGTCGTCTTTCCGGCATCGGTGGCGGGTGGTGTTCTCGTGCGCTCCGTCTTCGTTCCTCCGTCTGGGTGAGTACGGGGAAACCTGCTGTTTCAGGTTCGGGGGTGCTTACGACCAATCAAAGGTGGTGCTCCCGCAGACTGGCGGGGCGGTCGTGGGGCTCGTGTACCGGGAGCCGGAAGCGGGGGACGGGAAGGGGCCGGTGGATATCGTGAAGGGCAA